TGAAGCAGCTTGACACGCTGACAGGCCAGATTGCTGCACTGTTTAAAGTGTACGACAAGGCTAAGTATAGCACGTTTAGTGTAGAGCGTCCAGCGAATGTTAGTCCTGCTATGACTGACGCTGCGTTTAGAGTGGCTGCTGTAAGAGTGCAATACCGACAAGAGCTTGAAGGCTCATAAGAATACGGGATAAGCCGTATAACAAGCATCTTTTGCAAAAGATAATTTAATTTAAAGGAAATACAAATGGCTCAATCTTCGGCTATCACTTCGGCCACCACAAAGCTCTATTATTGCTCCACTCTGCCTACGACATACGACCAAGCTGGATTTACTGCCGCAGGTATGACGTGGATTCCGATTGGTGAAGTTAGCTCGCTCGGAACGTACGGGGGTAAAAGTTCGATTCAAAAACACATCCCTATCGACACCGCTACTGTCGTCAAGCGCGCAGGTAGCGTAGATTATGGTACAATGTCGATCACCGCTGCACGTCACAAAGGTGCTGATATCACCGCTCTGGTTGCTGCATTCAACGCGCGCACGTCGGGCGCATTCAAAGTGGTTCTCCCGACCGCTCTTGGCGACGTCGATTACTTCACGGGGATTGTCACTTCTTACCAAACTAACGTTGCAAATGCAGATGCTATTCTGCAAAGCAATATCGAAGTCGAACTGGACGGCGCTGTTATTACCGTCTCTGCACCGTAATACATGAGGGCTTCGGCCCTTTCTTGTGGACTAACATTGTGAAGTGCCGTCTACAACGCAACAAGAAGTGTCGGTAAAGCACTTCTTAAGCGTTCTAACCGACTAGAACATTTAAGAAGAATTTTATGACAAGAAAGAAGACTACAGAAGAGTTTATTAAACAGGCAACATCTGTACATGGTGGCAGGTATTCTTACAACAATGTTGTGTATGAAGGCAGTAAAGTTAAGGTTTCTATAACTTGTAATGTGCACAAAGAAGACTGGTTGGCGCACCCCAACGACCATCTTTACGGAAGTGGGTGCCCTAAGTGCGCATTAGCGGCACAAGCAGAAAAGCGACGAAAGAGTCAAAATACAGTTAGAGCGGAAATATATTCTGTCCACGGTGACAGATACTCTTACAAAGAGTGCTTAGGTTATATCAACAAGGATACTAAGATAGATATCCATTGTGCCAATCACGGCTGGTTTTCGCAGACAGTACACAACCACACTTTCAACAAGGCCGGATGTCCGTCATGTGCGAACGAAGCCACAGGGGCCCGTTGCCGTAAAAATATTGAGGAATTTGTAGAAGATGCTATAGATGTGCATGGTGTGTTATACGATTACTCTGCGGTCGACTACAAGGGTGGGCATTGTAAAGTCTGCATATCTTGTAAAAAGCACGGGGAGTTTTGGCAGGAACCTTCATCGCATTTGTCAGGAAGAGGCTGTCCCGACTGCACAGAATACGGATTTAAACTTGGTAAAGTTGGCCATTTATATGTACTCCAGAGTGAGGATATAGTAAAGATAGGCATTACCAACAACTCCCCTCGCTTTCGTTGCAAAGAAATTTCTCGCGACTCTGGAATGGTGTTCAGAATAGTTAGCGAATATTCATTTAACACAGGGCAGGCTGCTCTGGATATCGAACAACATATGTTGAAAGAGATGAGGGCGGGCTACACTCAGGTGCAAGAGCGCTTTGGTGGTTCTACAGAATGCTTCTACAACGTAGACATCCCTGCACTCCTAAACCGCATCGAAGAATTAATAGCAACACAAACCGCAGCACAAGCTGCATAACACTAAGAGCAACATAGCTCTAAATTTTAATAAACTAAAGGAACTCTACCATGACTTTTGAACTTAACTCGCTGGCTCTTGCAGATGAAACCACTTTTCAACTGATTAACCCAAAAACAGATATGCCAATTTTCGCCCCGGTTGAAAAGGGCGAAGACCCTGAATCTAAGCCTGTGCAGGTGACTGTCAAGGGGGAAGCTAGTGCAGCATACCGTAAAGCTGTTGACTCGATGATGAAAAAGGCAGCTAAGCGTGGTAAGCGCGAAGCCACTCCTGACGAGATGCGAGAGCAAAGTGTTGAATTTTTGACGGCCTTGTCGGTTAAGATCGATAACCTTGTTCTTGACGGAGAGCCGGTTGACAACCCTGAAGCATTCCGCAAGCTGTACTCTAATCCACAATATGATTGGCTGAAGAAGCAAGTCAATGAGGCAATTGGAGATACATCTGCTTTTTTGAAAGTCTAAGTTCTCTTCTTGTAACTTATGCTAGGCAGTTGGCATGGCTTGGTGCTTCCGCCGGAAATTCCAAGCACAGTCGCCTAGAACAAATACAAGGTAACGTTCTTAAAGAGCGTGATGAAGATGGCTCTGCCATTGCATGTCCAGCAGAGGTGCACTTGCCTGAAGTTCCAAAGGCTTTTGCAAACCTGCTGGACTTTTTCTTTGCATCAGGACAAGCCATGCAGTCGGGTATGGGTTTGCATGGCTTGACGTGGCAAGAAATTCGCGCATTTAGGGAAGAGAATGAGTTAGATATGACGCTCTACGAGAGAGAAATTCTTAAAAAGATGTCGGACGCTTATTGCTCAGAGTATGTTAAGGCTTCAGACCCGAAACGCCCCGCACCATACACTCCAGAAGTGGAAGAAAATGAAGTTGACCAGATTGCTCTAGGTTTGCAATTCATTGAACAGTTGAAACTCTTAAGACAGAAAAAGGATTGAAATGGCTCTAGAAGCATCTGTACTTACAGTACGTGTGCAGTCGGAAGGAATATCCGATGCTACAAAAGCCCTCAGCGACCTCGCCAAAGCAGGTGAGAACGCTGAGAAGAAAACCTCTAACATTGGTAGTGGTGCTAAAGCCTCTGCCAAAGCGCAAGTGGATGCTGCCCAACAAGCAGCGTCTGCTTACAATGCTATCATCGATATGATGACAGAGAAGTCTAACACGTTCTATCAGAACAAAGTGATGCAGGCTTTCTTAGCTTCTCAACAAGAAATCTTTGACGGTATGGCTCTTGCCGATAAGATTATGGCGGTTATCCGGCAAAGTCAAGCAGATCGCGCCGCCTTGCGAGAGAAGGAGCACCAAGATATTCTTGAAAAGCAGCAAAAGCAGATGGATGCTGCTGTTGCTGCAAGTGAAAAACAACTTGCTATTCAATATGAGGCTTGGAAAAAACAGCAACAAATGGAAGTCAGTGCCCAAGAAAAGGGGGACGCTTTGAATCAGGCCGGACAGCGGGCTATTGAATACAAGAAAATCCAAGATGCCGCAAAAGCTTTGGCTGACGAAACCAAACGCTTGGCCGCCGAGGAGGCGAAACTGAGAGCAATTCAGGAAAATCGCCAGTATCAGGAGTATATCGCAAAAGGTAAAGCTGCCGCTGCTGTCGCGCGCGAACAAGCTGAAGCGTTGGCTGCACAACAGAAGGCCGAGGCACAAGCTAAAGCGGAGGGGGAAGCTTTCGTTGCTGTGCTAAAACGTCAAGCTGAAACTGTGGGGATGACTACGAAAGAGTTTCGTGAGTACAACGCAGAGCAACTTCGCATGAGGGCTGCGTCTATGGGTGTGAGCCAACAAGTTGAAGGGTATATCAATACTATCAAAAGCGCAAAAGGTCCGCACGAGTCTTTCAACTTGCTGACAGCCGGTTCAGCACGGGAGTTGATGGTATTGGGGCACGAGTTAAGCCAAGGCCAGTTTACCCGTTTCTATGGCTCCTTGATTGTGCTTGCAGAGCGTATCAACTTTCTTCCTAGTTTACTGGAAAAGGGTGCTGCCGCAGCAAGTTCGCTTGGTGTGAGTTTTGGATTGCTTGCAACAGGGGTCGCTGTTGTAGTGGCTGCTATTGCCACTTTGACTGTAGCTATCTTTAAAGGTGCAAGCGAACAAAAGCAATTCAACAACGCATTGATTTTGACTGGGAATTATGCGGGTGTGACCGGCGACAGCTTAAACAAGATGGCAGTGGACATTGGCAGATCTGCCGGGAGCATTGGAGATGCTAAGAAGGTTGTTTTGCAATTGGCAGAGTCGGGAAGATTCACTGCTGAGCAGATTGCGTTTATCGCACCTGCTATCACTGAAGTCGCACACATCACTGGCAAATCCACTAGCGACATGGTTCAGCAATTTGAGAACTTGGCGACGCTGGCAGTGACATCGACAAGACGGTCTACCGATCAAATCTCACAACATGTGTTGAAACTTAACGATCAGTACCACTTTTTGACAGCGTCGCAGTTTGAGCAAATTTCAATGCTGGAGAAGCAGGGCGAAGCTCAGGCTTCTATCAATATGGCAGAAGAGGCGTATGCCGCCAAGCTCAAATCTCGTGCGGAAGAAATTAAAGGGAATTTAGGAACAATCCAAACTGTCTGGATGGATATTAAAGAGGCTGCTGGGTCTGCTTGGGATGCAATGCTTGGCATTGGCAAGAAGGTGACACCACAAGACACTATTGACCGTTTGAAGGGTATTTTGGAGACAATGGACTCCCGCCCAGCGTGGTTCTCAGGGAGGGATCAAGGGGGTGGTGCTCAGAAGCAGTTTGACGAATCGCGAATGAGGATTGTCCAAGCGCTTACGGCAGCAGTCATAGAGAAAAATAATGCTGATGCTGAGGCAATCAACAAAGGTAAGGAGCAGCAGGCCCAAACAGCAGGCATGCACGCCATTGCTCGTACAATGTCTGTTGAACGTCAAGTTTCTAAAGAGTCTGCACTGGCTCAAGCTCTTGCTGAGCAGAAGGTGAATGACGAGCTTGCTAAGCGAGCTATTGCGATAGATAAACTTTCATCTGATGAGAAAATCCGTTCAGACGCTGAAAAAGCTGAAGCGCGATTCACAGACGAAGCTATTGCCAAGCGCAACAAGCTCATCACTGACTACTACACAAAGAAGGGGCCAAAACCTCACACAGAAGGTATGTCTGGTTTGGACAAGGAAATCAACGAGATTAACGAGCAGTACGAAGTCCAGAAGCGTGCAATGGACAATCAAATTAAACTGATTGATTTCAAAAACAAGTATGACCTGATGTCTGACGAGGATGCCCAATCCCAGAAAGAAGATGTTCTAAATAAAGAGCTTGCCCTTGAAAAAGAGCACTTGGAAAAAGCTATTGCTGAGATTGACAATTTCCATTCCAAAGATGTTCGCCTGATGAATGATGCTGCAAGTAAAAAGGCAAACATTCAAAAACAACTGAACAAAGTGATGAGTGATATTCAGTTGAAACAAGATCAGAACGCCCTTGTACCCGATGTGAACTTTGCCGCAGAGCAGGTTAAACAGCAAAAAGAACAAGACAATATCCTTAAGCAGATTGAAAAGCAAACTGCCGCAGTACAGGCACAAGTCACTGCATACAACAATTTGCCGGAAGCAGTTAAAGCTGTGGGTGTGCGTCAAAAAGAAATGGCGAGTGAAATTGAGCAAGCCAAGATTGATGCATTGCAAGCTGAACGTGATTCTCTGCAAAGCAATGACTTGATTGAGCAGGCAATGAATTCTCGCCGTATTAGTCAGATTGATGCTGAGATTGCTGCCCGTCGAAAACTCAAGACATTAGATGTGGCAAAAGAGGGTAATGACGCAGCTAACAATGCAGCCCTTGGACGATCCGCAGCCCTCACCAAAGTAGCAACAGAGCAAATCCGCATGTGGAAAGACATCGGAAGTGAAATCGAGAAATCTCTCAAGAACGCTTTTGGTGCAAGTGGAGAAGCTGCTGGCAAAATGTTCAGGGCGTTCGCAGAAGGACAATCGGACGCAATTAGCCTGACAGACAAAGCTCGCGTGATTAGTGAAAACAAATCGCTCAGTGAGACTGAGAAAGAACAGCAACTTAACGATATTCGTATCCAAGGTGCTCAAAACCAAGTTGGCATGTACGGCAACATGGCCGATGCCGCGAGTCTGTTCTTTGAGAAAGGCTCCACTGGCTACCAAGCAATGATGAAGGCAGCACAAATGCTTCACACTGCTGAAGTTGCACTGAGTGTCATTAAAGGTGTCAATGCTGTCCTTACTCAAGGTAGTGGCGATCCTTACAGTGCATTCGCTCGTATGGCTGCAATGGCTGCAATCGTTGCTGGCTTGGGTGTTGCAATCAGTGGAAGTTTTGGGGGCGGTGGTCCAATGACATCTGCCAATCAGCAGAAGGTTCAAGGCACTGGAACTGTACTTGGCTCCCCAACCATCGTTGACGGCGTTGATGTCAAACTGGTAGGTGCTAAAAGCGACTCTATTGCAAACTCTCTGAAGATTGCTGAGAAGAATTCTGGACTTGGTTTGGTTGTGCAGAACGATATGCTCATGGCTCTGAAGAAGCTGGATTCAAGTATCTCAAGTTTTGCATCACTGGCTGTCAGCCGTTACGATCTCAGTAATCCCGACATGGACTTGAACAGTAACAACGGTTTGTCGAAAACACTGATGTCGTGGGCGGCTGGTGGAGTGGTAGTCGGCTCCTTGCTTGCAAAAATTCCAGTGCTTGGCAACCTATTTGGAAAAGTTGGCACTGCTGTTTTTGGAGGGAAGCAGACGCTTGACGATTCTGGAATTTCTGTTGGTAAAACAAGCCTTGGTGCTGTTGCTAGCGGAAGCTTGACTGCCCAGTCGTATACCAACATTACTACATCGGGTGGCTGGTTCAAGTCCGACAAGCACGACACACAAACCCAGTCTCTTGGAGAAGAGTTTAATGCCCAAATAACTAAAGTCGTGTTGAGTATGCAAGACACTCTCAAGGTTGCTGCTAACGGCCTTGGAATGGGCGGCGACGCATTCAACGAGAAACTTAAAAGCTTTGTTGTGGACATTGGCAACATCAGCTTTAAGGGAATGACAGGTGACGAGATTCAGAAGACTCTCCAGAACGTATTCTCCAAGCTTGGCGATGAAATGGCTCAATTCGCATTCTCTGATCTTCAGAAGTATCAGAAGATTGGCGAAGGCTTGATGGAAACTGTGGTGCGAGTTGCTAATGACTTGCAGCAAGTGGAGGATGTGTTTGACTCTCTGAGCAAGACAATCCCCAAGGGTGCAGAGGCAATCGCAACGTCTGAACAACTTATCAGCAAATTTGGCTCTGTAGACAGTCTCACAAAAGGTGTCAAATCCTATATCGATGCCATCTACTCGGACGAAGAGAAATTGGCCCCTGTAGCCAAATCTGTCAATGACGCTTTTGCAAAGCTGGGTCTTTCTGGCATTAAAACGAAAGAGCAGTTCAAACAAGTGGTAGACAGTATTGACCTCACAACAAGTGCAGGACAAGAATTGTTTGTTGCAATGATGAATGCCGCTCCTGCGTTTAGTCGAATGACTGACGCTGCTAAGAAGGCTGCGGAGGATTTGTCTAATAACCTTCTGGCAGATGTTGATTTGGCATTTAATGCGCTGTCAAACAACATCTCCAAACAGAAAGACGAGATTTCCAAAGCTGCTGATGCGGCAAAAGAAACGGCTCAGAAGCAACTCGACGCAGCAAAAGATACGCAGTCCGCAATTCAAACTGTGTTCGATAGCATTAGCAGTGCATTAAAAAACACTGTGGATGATTCTGCGGCTGTTACAAAAGCAAAGCGTCAGGAGGCTCAAGCATATATTGCTGTGGCTGTAGCTAGCGCTTCGGCAGGTAATGATGTGTCTAAAATGGGTGGCCTGCAAGACGCACTTGATTCGTTGTCCAATCCCTCTAAGGACATGTACAGTTCTTATCAAGATTATGCATTCGACCAAGCTAAGACTAACGTAAGCTTGACAAAGCTTCAATCTGCAACTAAGGGTCAGCTTGACTATGCAAAATTGACAGTAGATAGGTTGAATGATACAATTACAGCAATTGAAGACCAAAAGAATTCTCAGCTTGAATCTCTCGACAACATTCTCACGAGTGCTCAAGATCAAATTGATGTTCTCAAAGGTCAATCTTATTCGCTGTTGAGTATCGATCAAGGCATCGCTGCACTCAATAACGCTATTCAAAGAGCTTCTGGTAATACGACCATCGCTGGGAATTCGGCGGTTGTTTCTGCATACCAAAGCAGCTTGGGACGTACCCCGGACGCCGCAGGGCTTAAATACTGGAACGATCAAATCTCTAACGGGACTTCAGTTTCAGACGTTACTAAAGCGATTTCTGGTTCGTCCGAAGCGGCTATCGAAAAGCTTTATCAAACTCTCCTGCATCGTTCTGCTGACTCAGGAGGTATGAAGTTCTTCTTAGATGCTCTTGCACACGGCAGTACTCTCAACGACGTTACTAACTCGTTGAAGAATAGCGCGGAGTATAAGAATCTTCCGTCTTTTGCTGTCGGCACTAACAATCTTCCAGAAGACATGATTGCTCAGCTTCACAAGGGAGAGCGAATTGTTCCTGCTGCAGATAACGCAGAGTTGCAGCGTAAGCTTGACAAAGCCGACGAGAACTCGGCAACTTCCGCAGAAGTTTCTGCAAAGCTTGACCAGCTTATCTCCATCGTAAGTGCTGGCGACATTTCCAATGTCAACATTACTCGAGAGCTTGTTAGGATCATCAAGCGATGGGACGCGGATGGACAGCCTGAAACTAGGGATGTGACGACTTAGCATATCTGAAGGGGCTTCGGCCCCTTCTTTTCTTTACAAGGATTATTATGAAAATTGTTAAGCCGTTCGTTGTTAAAAACAGCAATCTGATTAGCACAACGGTGGCAGAGAACGATGCTCCTGCGTATTCTAACACAACATCGTACACACTCGGCCAAAAAGTTATGGTGCAAAGTGCCCATAAAGTTTACCAGTCGTTGCGTGGAGGTTCTTCCGCTGTAGTAATTACATTCGCCAGTCCTGCTGTGATTGGTTGGACTGCCCACGGATTAGCCAACGGGACAGCGGTTACGTTTAGCTCTACCGGGACTTTGCCGGGAGGACTCAGTGCAGCAACTACGTACTATGTCGTAAATGCCAGCACAGACACATTTAACGTTGCGGCAACGCTTAATGGTGTACCAATTAATACGACAAACGCGGGTAGCGGCACTTTCACTTGCTACGACACACCAAATATAGGTCATGACCCTGTAACAAGTCCGACTTGGTGGTTAGATTGTGGAAGTACAAATGTTTGGCGCCCGTTCGATTCTCTTGTGCAGACACAACTGACAGCAAGTGAATACGCATCGTTTGTAGTAAATATCCCTCAACAACTTGACACTGTTGCTTTGCTAAATCTTACAGAGGGCACCACTCAAGTTATTGTGCAAGTGGACTATCTTGCAGATAGCTCTACAGTGTACTTCAAGTCTCACTATTTGTACACTGACGAATCCCCTGTCAAAAACTGGTATGAATATTATTTCACAGAGTTTAGGCAGAAGCAAGATTTGATTATTACGGATATTCCACCATTCTTGAACGTCAACGTCACAGTTTCGCTCTTAGGAGGTTCGGGAGCAACTGTAGGTGTTGGTGCTGTGATTTATGGCAAAGCTAAAGACATCTCTAGCGCACAATTAGGTGTTGAGCAAGGAGCGAAGATCAGTATCACAGACTATTCTGTTAAGACTACAGATGACTTTGGCAACTACACAATTACACCTAGGGCGTTTGCTAAACGAGCTAACTGGGATGTTTGGGTAGATAACACAGATTTGGATTTTGTCTATAACTACCTCTCGTCTATTCGCACTACACCTATTCTATATTTAGGCAGTGGTAAGTACAGCACAATGTCTGTTTATGGCTTCTATAAATCTTGGGAGATTGCTGTGCAATACCCAGATGTCAGTGTTTGCACGATGGAAATTGACGGCCTCACGTAAGAAATAATTAGGATCATAATAAAATGGCAATTACACCTCTACCAACACCCCCTTCAAGGCAAGACCCTGCAAACTTCTCCAGCAGGGCAGATGCTTTCTTTGACGCACTCCCACAATTCGCGTCAGAGGTTAATAGTTTGTCCCCTTCTCTGGGTTTCAGAGTGGCGTCTTATACTGAGTTGCGGGCTGTCACGTCGGATGTACAAGCCATTTATGTTAGCGGGTATCTAGTAACTCGTGCACCAACCGGGGTTGCGGGCATTTTTGTAAGGGATGATGCCGATACCACATCTGCTGATAACGGTGGCACAATTATTGTCGCTTCAAACGGCGTTAGGTGGAAACGGCAATTCGACGGCATGATGAATGTTCTGTGGTTTGGCGCGGACCCTTCGTACACTACAAACTCAAGCCCTGCGTTCCAAGCGGCTATCTTAGCGGGCAGTTGGAACGGCACGAGCATATACGTTCCAAACGGAACTTATAGGGATCAAGACGGTATTGTCATTGGTACATACAACGGTCAAAATTGCTATAGCGTTCGACTGATTGGTGAGAGCACGCACGGCACTGTAATTCTTCGTCCTAAGGGCTATAGTTCTGGGCCTATCCTCACTGTCTCCGGCTTCCACAATCTTCCTGAGACAATGACATTGTTGAGTGAGGTCAACGCTGCTGGTACTGACTACTCAGCATCTCATGGCGTATATATTCGAGGTAACCCCCAAACTGGCACCAACGGGAATGGCACCAAAGAGAACAACTTCAAAAACCTCAAGATTATGCGTTGTGGTCTTGGTGTGCAATTGGGCAATTACACGGTTGACGGAGTTGATCCCGATATTGAGACTAACCTGTTACAAGGCATCGAGATCAGCCAGTGCAACGGCGGCATCTTCTACAACGGACAGAACATCCTGCACAACCATTTGTTTGCCTGCCATATCGTAGATTGCCGTGACTTCCTAATCAAACAAACTAGGGGTGGAGATTTCTCGGCGCAGCGATGCTACTTCGGCGGGCTGTTTGACTACTTGACGGGTAACTACAATGTACCGGCAACTGAGAAGATACTAGTACAAAACGGCAATGTTTACATGAACGAGTGCCGTTCGGAAGATTGGCAATCTAGTACAGGCAATGCAACGCCACGGTGGGTTGTCAATGTAACGTCCACAGATTCCAAGATTATTCACCTTGTGGGTAATACCTTCACCACTCGTGACAACTCTACAACTGAGCCTTGTGTTAATTTGTCTGGGCAAGGGACTGGTGGTAATGCCTCCTGTAAAGCAATCCTTGTAGGTAATACGTTCGGCGGCTATGTTGGTATCAATACTATCGACATTTTCTCTGTCGGTAATAGCTATCTTGGCACAGCGAGTGGTGGCAACGGTGTTGCCGACGGTAAGCTTCGCAGCGCGAATCAGAAGACTCAGAATTTCAGGGAAGTTTATTTTGATTCCAATCAGGACTCTCAAGTTGGTAATCTGATTATCAAGACTGCCTCCGGTAATATGATTAAGCATGTGCGCTCGGCTGTCGCTGTCAACTCCGAGTGGCTTGGTAACTGGTTCTACACAGACCCTGATTCTGGTGGCCTTAGTTGGGCGCGTGGAATGGGTGTTCGGGTTAACAATGCTACAGGTGGCCAAGAGACAGCCTCCCTGATTCGAAGTGTGCGTAACAACGGCGGATTCTCTTCTGTTGTTGAAACTATCGGCTCTGCGGCTCCGACAGCAGGTACGTGGTCTGTGGGAGATAAGTGCATTAACAACAGTGCTAGTGTTTCGACAGACTATTGGAAAGTTGTTACGGCAGGCACTCCGGGAACTTGGGTGGCAAACCGCAAACGCGGCTCGTTCACACTTTCAGCAGCAGCTACTACGACAGTTAACGACACGGACGTGACAGCTACAAGCACAATCATGCTCATGCCTACCAATGCTGCTGCTGCTACGCTTATGGGAAGTGCTAAAGCGTTGTATATCAGCGCACGTACAGCAGGTACATCGTTTGCTGTCTCTACTGCATCTGCTGCGGCCGCTGCTGGAACAGAAACTTTTGAATATCAGTTGTGCAACTAATGGTGGCGCATAAACAATACAACAAGGGAATTTGTAATGGCAATTACACCTCTACCGTCGCCTCCAAGTCGGAGTGACCCAACTACGTTTTCAAGCAAGGCTGATACTTTTCTGTCGGCTTTGCCAACTTTTGCAGTGGAAGCAAATACTCTTGCGGCAGCACTGAACGCAATTGCAGCAGGCGGGGCATTTGCTATGCAGTACACGTTCGACAGCGCTACAACAAATATTGATCCTGGCATCGGTAAGTTCCGTCTTTCTGGCTCTGTGCAGAATACCTCCGCTGCAATCTTTATCGACACTACGAGCGCCGACAATGCAGACTACAGTGCTGCGCTTGATAGGTTTGATGCGTCTACCAGTGCAGCAAAAGGCTACCTCATGCTTAAGAAGGCTGACGATGCTTCAAAGTGGCTGCTGTTCTACGTGACAGGACGTGCTGGAACGTCCGGATACAGGGCTTTTTATATTACGTTTGTTGCTGGGTCTTCCGCCAGCCCTTTTGCAAATAATAACTCGGTTATTATCCAATACACCCCTAACGGAGATAAGGGGGATATAGGAGCTACGCCCACCTTCCCTTACATTTACGTGAGAGACGAAAAGACGAGCGGAACAGGGGCAGGTACAGCCAGTAATGGTTCCACTGCGAGGACATTGAACACTGTAAAAGTAAACACAATTACAGGAGCCTCCCTATCCTCTAATGCAGTGACGCTCCCCGCTGGAACGTACGAATACGTTGGTAGTGTTCCGGGTTATATGGTGAATAACCATCAGGCGCAATTGTGGAATTCTACAGATGGCACTCAAATAGATGCAGGCACAAGTGAATACGCATCTTCCGCATACAATGCACAGAACAGGTCGATTGTTCGTGGCGCTTTTACCATCGCATCAAGCAAGACTATTACTCTTCGACACCTTATTACAAACGGTGGTGCTGGTACATTCGGTCAAGCTGCATCTAACGGCGTCGTAGAAGTTTATGCTGAATTATGGATTAAGAAGGTGGCTTAATGGACGAACAACCAATTCGGTACGTAACGTATCTTGACAATCTTAACCTTGATGGTTGCTATTTTCAAGTGCCTTTGAAAGAGCACGAGGGAAGGATGATCGAAGTGTCGCAAGAGATTGCAGAGTCTTGGGTGTACTACAAAGTTAATGCTGGCAGGGACGGGGTGGAGTTTATTCAAGAATCTGTAAACACTTCCCCCGTTGTCCCGCATCAAGTGACGATGCGTCAAGCAAGACTTGCCCTTCTTCAGATTGGCAAACTGAGTGCTGTAGATGCCTCGATTGATGCACTTCCTAGCCCTGATAAAGAAGTGGCCCGCATCGAGTGGGAGTTTTCTAGCACTGTCGAGCGAAATAGAGACATTACAAATGCTATCGCATATGCGCTCGGTATGAGTGAACAGGAGTTGGATAGTTTGTTTATCGCAGCGTCTGAACTGTAGAGGGCGGCATGAGATATTTTGAATTTAAGGAGGTCTGTCAGAGCGGCGATATTATAGCCGTCTCGCACCAGGAGTGGGGAACTATCTCTGACATCGAAAGCCAAATCGTTCGCATGGCTACGGAGTCCGAATACAGTCATGTAGCTGTGGTTTGGAAAGACAAGAATGGTGAGCCTTATGTTTTGGAGGCCACAGTACCTTCAGTAGGAATACACCCTATTGGGCGTTACCTGAAAAACGGTTTTTACTGGATTCAGATGGCAGATAAACCAATGACATCTGAAGAAGAATCTTATGGTTTTGCGCACATTGGAGACTCTTACAGCAAAATACAGGCGGTGGAAGGGTTTTTCAACATGCTGGACATCGCACAGGATCGCAAGTGGCAGTGTAGTGAGCTTACCATTTCTATGCGAAGGCTCTCCGGTGTGGATTTAGGTCCGACAGCCACTCCTGCTGATGTGGTAAGAAAAGCAATGTCGCTAGGGTACACCCTTACGTTTGTTGAGGTGTAACATATGCAGGAGTGTACCGATTGCAAAACAACCAAAGATTTTTCCCACTTTCGATTTAGGACCGACACAGGCAAGCATAGAACAAGATGCTTGGCATGCGAAAAAGAGTACAAAAAGCGATGGTGGCAAGAATCTAAACATAATCACGCTGAGCAAAGAAAACACTACGCGGAAGAGAACAGGGAAAAACTTCTTGCACAACGTAAGAAGTTTAGGGAAGAAAATGCCGAAAAAGTAAGCAGCCAAAAGAAAAGAGCCTGCGCAAAGAACAAAGCGCACTACAGAAAAAGAGGGGCCATTAATGCTGCCAAGCGGCGTGCTGCTAAACTTCAATCTATTCCTGTGTGGGCAAATTTTGACGCCATTGAAAAATTTTACGAGTCGGCCAGAGGACTTTCTATGCTTCTTGGCGAATGGTATCACGTAGATCACATCGTCCCACTCAAGTCTCCATACGTGTGCGGATTGCACTGTGAGCATAACATGCAAATTCTCACCCAGTTTGAAAATTTTAGCAAAAACAACCGCTGGTGGCCTGACATGTGGGAGCCAGTACCACTAGAGGAAATTACAAATGGATTATAGCGTTGTGGCAGGGCCAATACAAGCCCTTTTGGGAGCGCTGTGCGCTGTGCTTTGGGCGTCGCTCCAAGAGACTAAGAAAAAGGCTGAACGTGTTGAGAATGATCTGGCGGCTTATCGCGTTCACGTAGCGGAAACTTACGCCTCTAGTGTAGAACTCAAGGATGCGCTGGCCAGTATCAATAAAACTTTTGAGGCTTATTCTAGTAAGCTTGATATCAGGCTTGATCGCATCGAGGCTAAGATTGACAAGAAAGCAGACAAGAAAGAGGGATGAAATGATTAATTCACGTTCGCTAGATGACTTGACGCCTGCCATGAAGGTCAAGTGTCAGCAGTTTATTGAGAAGTGTAAGGAAGCTGGTGTAGACGTAATCATCACGTCTACGTACAGGGACTTTGAAAGCCAGAACGCCTTGTATGCGCAGGGTAGGACAAAGCCGGGGGCGAAGGTGACGAATGCGAAAGCTGGAGAAAGCTTCCACAACTTCCGTGTGGCATTCGACTTCTGCCCAGTTGTTGGTGGCAAAGCAATGTGGAGTGACATCAAGACGTTCACTAAGTGTGGGGAGATTGGCGAGTCGATTGGCTTGGCTTGGGCTGGCCGGTGGAGCAGCTTCAAGGAATATGCCCACTTGCAAGAGGCAGGTCACACACTGGAAGAGTTGAGGAAAAATCATGTTTGAAAAGATGAAGGCCTTAGGGGTAAAAGCAATCGAGGTGGTGTGGTGCTAGGAAGCGGTGTCTATCTAATCACAAACAAAATTACTGAGAAGGTTTACATCGGAAGCTCGGTAGACATTCGAAGACGGTGGAATCAGCACAGGTCTTATCTCCGCAACAACAAACATCCAAATAAGAAATTGCAAAACTCTTGGAATAAGCACGGCGAAAACGCATTTATTTTTAAGGTGCTATGTTCTGTGGATGACCCAAACACCTTGCACGTTTTTGAGCAGTTTTGGATTAATGTCTATGATTCAAAAGATTCAGGGTACAACCTAGCAGAAGTCGCTGGTAGCAACCTAGGCATGCGCCATACAGACGAGGCTAAAGCGAAGATATCCGCAGCTTCAAAAGGACGAAAAATGTCTGACGAATGGAAGGCAAAGATTTCGCTTGCTAACAGCTCACCGCGTGGCCCCATGTCAGAAGCTACTAAAGAGAAGCTTAGGGCAGCGCACACAGGTAAAAAGCACACAGAAGAAGCTAAGGCGAAGATGCGAGGACGGAAGTTGTCCGCTGAGACTCTGGCTAAAAGGGCAGCAACACTTGCTTTAAATAAAGCTAAACGACAAGAAGAGGTATCTAGTGTTAGAGAAGATGAAGGCTCTCTGGAGCCTGTTTAAACAAGGTGAGTCCGTCGCGGACCCTGCTAAGTGGAAGACTCGGCAGATTACAGTGACGATGCTCGCAGGTCTATTAATGGCTGTTGTACAACTGGCTAGGGTATTTGGGCATGAGATTCCAATCGATAATGACACAGCGCTGGTTATTGCGGGCGGTATTATTGCCATCTTTAATACTGTTTTCACAATCACTACAAGCAAACACATCGGATTGCCCTCGACTTCCGTACGAGAAGCCAAACAGACTTTGCGAAGCGTTGAGCAACCGGCCGCAGAAGAATCCTCCCAAGTGCAAGCTGAAAGCGCACCTGCTGTTGAACGAGGAAGTGATGTCTCAACAATCGATGATGACGTACGTGCCCGAGCAATTGAATGGGCAAGACGACATAGCGCAATCAACGGTCTATCGAATGATGCTTGATAGCGTCAAAGGGATTGACGTGTCGCTGTATTGTCGAATAGAATAACAAGCGTGAACCCCTGATCCGGTAATTCACGCTTTCCTTAGCAACTCTTGGTAGAGAGTTCGTTTCGCCCCTTCACGAAAGTGTTGGGGCATTTTTATTTGTTGATTATGCTGCGTGCTTCAGTGCAGACAGGAATACACCAAGTTTGTTATACGCGGTCACGGCTGCTGCCACCATTGCCGTAATACTGGTGATAAGTGCTTCAAACTTAGGGAAATCTGGGTCAATCTGTTGCGCACTTAACGCCGACTGGTTGTAGATGGTTTCAAGCGTGTCGATGACCCACGCCAGTTTCGCTGCACCGTTTCCTGCGCCGGGGAAGTCAATTTCAGCTTGCTTCACTGCTGCGTTGACAAAAGGCACAAGGCTGAGAATGATGCGACCAGTGATAGAGATGTTCATGTTAGCTTTCCTTTAAGTGTGCCTTTCGGCGGTTCGGTAGAGTTGTGCTTCACGGCCATTTAGCTCTTGTTCTGTCAGATTCGGAGGGAAGCACCTTGTTCCGAATCAGCATGTTTGTAAGTGTATGCCTACATTCCGTTGGTGTCTAGCAATATCTGTGAGAAATCACGACCTATAACAACACCGTATACATAATCTAACGCAATTATTGCATTGACAACAGATATTGTCAGTTAATCATCAAGCGAGGATGTCAGTCGTCAACCGCTTTGCTCAGAGCATCCAGCGTTTCAGCTTCGGCAACGATGTCCTTGGTGGTGGCTTTGTAGCGACTCTGGAAAAACTTGCGGACAATCTTTTTCTCAAGCTTGGTTGCGTCAGCGGCTTCTTGGACGAGAGCTTTGAAGTCTTCTTTGTTGGCTTCCACTTCCGCCTGTACGTTAATGGCGCGGCGCAAGAAGCCAGTCAGGTCGTCAGTGTTGAAGGTTGCTTGATCGATGGTAACAGTTTTAGTCATTGTTGTTTCTCCTTAAGATTGATTAGATTGCTACTTCAGCGTAAATTTGGCCGTACGGGGCAAACATCAGATTGAACGTCAGCCCTGCGGACTGGTAAGCAACTGGGATAAGATGCCCAGCGCCGTTTGTGTCAAACACACGCAGAACAGGCGCCCCAACGTGATAATGAAAGTTCACAGGATCAATCGACTTAACTGGAACGATCTGGCTATTCATTGTTTTGCCTTCCGCTGAGCCTTACGAGCAGCACGTTGCGCTTTCAGACGTTGTTTATCCCAATTAATAAACGTGCCGAGTTCATTGCTGTCATGGAACAGGACGCCACGCTTAAGAGCCTTAACAGCTTTGTTAGCTGCTGCACGGCGTGCTTTGTATTCAGCAAAAGTTTCGCCATCACCACGAGTCAGAGTGTTGTAAGCGGTTTGGGTAGTTTGTTCAGTCATTAAAATCCTCCTTCATATTTATATTCACTAGAATTGATAATCGCCCAAGGGTGGTCATCAAACCACACGTCGATGAAGATGCGCTGCTTCTCCATGTAATCTTTCTTTGCCTCTAGGTCTGTTGCAAAGAAGCCATGCACTTTGCCATCAAGAGCTTCATACACAGGGGGCATCATGTTCTCATTACGCCAAGTTACGAGATAAATCTTGTGCCCAGCTTCACGGAACACTTTCAACACTTTGTCCCATGTCTTGGGATCGCGTGTATAAGTTTCATCGTAGTCGAGTGCAATGTTCATCAGTATTTCTCTACAGTTACACTCAAAACAAAACTGTGGCGAATCATCACAACACTCGTATCTCGGATAAGCTGCAAATATTTCTCGTCACTATGATCTACAGATAAAATGTCGTAGTATTTCTGCGTACCCTTGTCCTCAAGATTAAATTCCACTGTTACGATGCTCATAAACCCTCCCTAGTTGTTTGTTGCGATAGGTAGAATCTTACGCTCATCAGTTCTTCCTGTCAACAACTTTCTTACTTTATTTTAAAGCGTCCCACTGTTCGTCGGTAAGCTTAGATAAGCCAGAAAATCCCCCTTGGATAAGAAGCTTGCCGCCCTTGTAAATCTGAGGCATGCTGCGATGACCTTCTTTCTTAAGAAATTCATAAGCCTCAAAATCCTCGTCAATCTTAACTACTTTGAACGGCACGCCTTTTCGCTCAAGAAGCTTTGAAGCTTGCACACACTGAGCACAACCTTCCATAGAATACACAATAATCATAGTTTCTCCTTATTGGCAAGACGCGCACTCGCTGCTACTACTAACGACACCCCGAGACGAATACACGTAGTACAGGCTAAGAATGTTCTCATTTTCAAAAGCCTCTTGGTGAATCTCTGAAATCACTTTCTCATCAGCGTTACCAGCAAAGAACAAATTTGTGCTTTGTCCCTGATCGATAAACTTTTGACGTGCAGCAGCCATACGAAGAATGTCTTTCTGATTAATTTCAAAAGCCGTCTTAAACACACGCTTCTCTTCTTCTGTAAGCCAAGTTACATTCTGGACACTACCTTGACTCTTCACAGTATCCTTGATGCAAGACTCTACGTCAAGACCTTTCTGCTTAATAATGTTGAGCAAGGTTGGATTAACACGATCAACCTCACCCGCTGCCGTAAGCTGCGTAAAACTCATAGCCACGTCAGGGTTAATGCCCTCGCTGATGCCTCCATAAATAAGCGCCGTACTCTTTGTTGGAGCCACAGCCATACGGTGTGTGAAACGAACCCCATGCCCCTCGCACCACTCAGGTTCACCAAGTTCTTTTGCAAGCCACTTGGAAGCATCAAGAGATTGCTCGTCAATCTGCTTGAACGCCTTGATGTTAAACATGTGTGCGTCGATGCCACCAAACTCTAGCATGTTGGCTTGCAGATACGTATGGAAGCCACCTGCGCCTAAACCGATAGCACGACCTTTAGCGGTAGAAGCAACAGCCTTTTCCATTCCGCGAATCTTACTTGCCTGTTCAATGAACTCAGACACTACACAGTCAAGAAACACAGTGGCAACAAACACAGCGTCAGTATTTTTCCACTCTTCGTACTTCGCCAAGTTCATCCACGACAACACACAAGTGTATGTATACTCAGGGCTGGAGTGAAGAAAGATTTCGCTGCAAAGCTGGCTTGCCTTGACTACCAAGCCCAAATCCTTGTACATCTCAGGCCGCTGACGATTCACCTTGTCGATAAAGAAGAAATACCCTTTACCGAAGATCATCTTGGCCTTCAGTGCACGCTGGTAACGCTTCACCGCTTCCTTGTTACCTTTTTGGAGCTTGCTGATAAACTTGTCAGTAATAATCCAACCAATATTAAGATCGTCAGGTTGCTCCTCCAAATACTGCACTACCTCCCAAAAGTCTCCGTGCTGGATATCTAAGTACCCTGCCCATGCCCCACGTCGGGCTGTGCCTTGAGCCACGTCACGCATGTCTTGCACGAAGTGTTTAATCACAGGGAGCACACCAGAAGCCTTGCCGCCGACGCTGATTGGACTACCGCGTTTGCGGATACCTGACAAGTCTGAGGCCGTGCCAAAACCTTGCTTAGTCAGGATTGCGATTTCTTTGTATGCGTCATAGAACCCTTCAATGCTATCGTCAACAACACTACCAGCACAACTCACAGGGCATCCACGATTCGTCCCCATGTTAGCCAGAATAGGGGTAGAACAAGCTACATATCCTTTCCAGAGAACATCGAAGAACTTTTCTGTCCAATACGTTTCGTGTCCGGTGTAGTAGCCCTCGTACTCCACGAAATCATTTGGACCCGACTTTTTTGGTGCGTGTTTGGCCGCTGTTTTAGCAATGCGATGGAATTGCTCTCGCGGCGTAGATGCTTCATACAGATACTTCTGCTTGAACATTTGGTATCCTGCTGTAGTCATCCATTCAGGCACATCACCAGTGACTTGTCCTTGCTTGCGCTCTTCGCTCAGTTGTTCGTAAAGATTTTCACTCATTCAGTTTCCTTGTTTTGCCATACAAAAGCTTTCTCGTCCCAACCTCGTTGGTATTCCCGACCCACCCCAGTGAAGAAGTCTACTTGTTGATACCCTTGTGCCGACGTGTAGAACCACTGTTCAATAGTGTTATCTGCCACCTCAAACGCTGGGTCCACACCAAGTGCATCCATGCAGACATTCACGCGGTGTGCCACGAATGCCTTCATCTGGCCTGCCGTAATCCCTCGCAGCGAACCCTTCTCAAACAACATATCAACAATACGCTCCTCATGCGTAAGAATTTTCTCAGCGGCTTGCTCAATTTTGCCAACTAGGTCATACCAATCTTGCGGCTTCAGTTTAGACTCTTTCACAACTTGCTTGAACAATGCGGCACCTGCTTGTTGGTGTAAGCCCTCGTCAATCAAACTTTGGTTCAGACCGCGCACCGTGTTGCTGATAAGATTGTTACCGTTGTTCTGGAAGTTCTTAAACATCGCAAAGCTGCTAAACAGCACAGCACCCTCAAGCATGCTAAACACAGCAAGGCTGAGTAGATCGTCATCACTGTCAACCAAAGTGTCCAAGAACTTCACGCGATCATTCAACACTGGATCATTCACGTAACTGGTGTAGAACTCATCCGTGTTTAGTCCAAGCACTTCATTCAGTTTGTTGTAGAAGGGTGCATGAACTGCAAGTTCCATCATTCCAAACACAGAAGCCATACGTTGAATTTCTGGACGAGGGTACTTGTTCATCACTCGTGTCATCCAGTATTCAGTGCCAACAAAAATCTCATACTTGACAAACAGTTTGAGCGCAGTTGTTACGGCATGCCTCTCTGCATCTGTCATGTTAACAAGCATATCCTGCTTGTCCTTCTCAATCGCAATCTCACTGCTAGTCCAGAAGCACTTCTCAAGCTGAGTGTTTGCAAATTCCACAAACTGAGGGTAGTGAACTACATAACTATCTGTTGGTGTTTTAATTCGTGGTTGTTTACTCATCAGCACTTCCTTCTTTCTTTTTGTGCACGTGCTTCTTCCTTTTCTTATCGACCGGCTTCGGATTTCGATAATCTTCTAGCGTCTTGTACGATCCGTCATTATTCCGTTGCTCCCCACGAATATGAAACAGAATATCTTCCAATTGTGCAATCTGGTTCGATACACGAATTTCTTCCTCACGATATTCATCATCTTCCCTCGCATGCACATTGTCATCAAGAGCATGATCCCCACCATATCCCGAGCAACGACTGTTCATCGCATACAATTCTTCGTACAAACTCTTGTCCTGTGACTGCGCAGCCAGCATAACATCTTCGAGCGTGGAATAAGGACCCTTGATGTGCTCACGAGCAAAGTTGTGCTCACCTGCAAACACATAGCCAATCTTCACTTCATTCGTCAGCGTACGGTGCTGCGATGCGTAAATATGTACAGCTTTGTTAATGTCGAAGCCTAGCGCTGCAAGCGTATTGTACACCTTGTCGGCGTGGTCCATGTGGCAGATATCGAATTGATTCATACCTGCTAGTGGCTCTGCGAGGAGCAAATCGTACGCACTAATTACTTTAGACATTCTTACCTCCGAATCGTTCGTTCCAACCAAAAAAGTCATTCGGTAGGCAGTCCATCAGGTCAACAGATTTAAACCCTGCAGGCTTGCGAATCTTATCGTTATCATCCTTGAGAATGTAGCAGTCATACTCCTTGTTGTATTTAACACTCCACTGATTCCAAGTGTACGCATCAAGTTCCGCATTGCTGACATTCTTTGGAAATTTGCTCAAATTGTTATCATTGACAATTTGCAGTGCCTCGTCAATTTTGAAACCTGCTTTTTCCATCTTTTGCAACAGTCCCACGACAGTTACAAATGCATCGCACGCACCATCTAGAAGCTCTGTTGCGTTTTCACTGCCTAACGCATAGTCAAGTTCCTCCACCTCTTCCTTGATGATTTTAATTTGCGCTTCGACACTGCTGACATCCACATTTGCAAGGTTGCCTGCAATGTCGTTAAACTTATAAACACTGTCGTAATGTTTTTGAATATTCATTTACTCTCCTAGTCCGTAATTTCTACTTCGTATTGCATTAGTGCATTATACGCACGCGGATCAATCTTGTCACGCCATTCTTTAGCTATCTCCTTGATGTGTGCCTCTTTTGCAATCTTATACGCATTAAATGCCTGTTCCGCAGTAGGCCACCTGCCAAGATGAACCCTTTTCTTTCTTGCGGTCAGGTATGCTTGGTATAACCCCCTATCTTCGTCCCAATACACTCCAATTGGGTTATTTCCACGAGTCCTCTTACAACTGATAATTAAACTGTTTATCTTGTGAGGGATAAAAATACACGTGTCTGGAGAGTAGATTTTATTCCCTTTGGTTAGGAGGTCTTTGTCCAAATGCCAACCATCATCAATACCTGTCTGCCTTACAGCCCAATCTCCGAAGTTTTGAAAATCGTGCCAGCGTTCGTCTACCTCACAACCGCTGTATGTCAGACTGGCCGCAACTGCCTTTTCACAGTAGCACCTCTTTAACATATTCAGCCACATGCTATACAGCTTAGTTGCCTTACGGTTTACAGTCAGTGTATGCCGTCTTGGGTAAGATGAATAACCTACACCCCAGTTGGTCCTATTTTGCTCCATACTCTTGCTCCAACCACTGCATACTAACAAACAGTGGGTCATAACTGCCCTTCTTTACGCGGTGCTTAACAACTACACCACGCCAATGATGATTACCCTGCTTACCCTTGTAGTGTTCCTCATGCACGTATGCAGCACCACAGACCAAACCCCATTGCTGAGCACCGCTTGACGGCAGGAATCGCGTGGTAACATCAAGTGTCTGCCTATGGCCCATTGTGAAGCTCTCCCCAATCACTTTAAGCATGTTCTGCGCAGTGCCCGTCAAGGCACGTCCAGTCATCACGTTAGGAAAGTAGTGGCAATAGTTAATACCGTCGATGTTAATGGGTGTAAGGAACGGGACTACCTCCCAACCAAATTCTTCATACTTCAAATCAGACAGGCTTAGAAACCCCTCAAGTTTGGAGTTAGAATTTACATACCTCGTCAACCTATCTTCATGATTGCCCAGTGTAAGAACCATGCGCGGCCTGTAAACCTTTTCGCCATTTGCTTTCTGTTGTGCTTGCAAGTCAAAAAGAGGTTGCAGTAACGTTCGCATACCTTTGATGGAGACATTGATATCTTCGATAACACGCTTACCTTCAGCAGAGAGTTTTCCTTCGTCCCATTGCGACAACGCTTCAAAATCGCAAAAGTCTCCTAGATGAACGATAACCTCTGGCTGCTTTTTTACAATGTACTCTCCGATCCAACGAAGGTAGTCAAGAGAAATACCTGGACGTACTTGGCTGTCAGGAATCACAAGATGGGTAACGCCCTCATTACTAAAAGATTCCACATTATCCTCCACCTCCGACATAGCCTTATAATACGCCCGCAGATAATCCAAACATGTACTACGAGGGACATTAAGAAACTCCGCAATCTCTCTGCGGCTCATCACTCCAGTGTTGCTAAGCTTAACAGCTTGCTCTCTCCAGTCTTGCACGACGCTCATACATTCCCCTTCAGTTTATCCAACTCAGCCCTAATACCCTTTGCCTTCGTAACGCTAGGAAGTTCCTCTCCGTTAATCTCAGCAATCTTGTCCAACAGTTCATCCTGACGAGCTTTATAGCTCGAAATAAGAATCATCTTGTGAGCCACATCCTGCTCGTTCAGCTTAATAGATTGGTCAAGCTGTGCAACTTGCTCTTTGAAGTCTTTCAGAGTGCGTTGCTGTTCGGCTGTGAGGGCGGGTTTGTCCTGCATCGCGGGCTGTCGTTGAACAGTGTTGATCCAATTTTCAGGATCAGTATTGATAGGGTACGTTGTAGTAAAAGGTTTTACGTGTTGCTCGACACAAACATACTCCCTATCCTTCGGATAAACACCGAACCAAGAACCTTCGGCCTCTACGTAAAAATCATATTCCATCACTTCTCCTTAAGAACGTTAGGATGTGCTGTAAGAATCTCCGTCAAAGCTTCTCTCCTCTGCACATCATTTTTACAATTGTACTTGAATTGTTGAAGCAATGCAAGAGCTTTTTTCTTGTCTTTCATTAGAGCGATAACATTCTTGTCAATCTTGGCTTCTTCAAAAGACATGCCTGTGTTTTGTGCATGGCTAACAACAGAGTGGCACGCAGTACAGAGCGGACGAATGGACTCGTAGTCAATCAGGAACAAGTGCTTCATGTAAGACTCTGCATCAGAAAACTTAGTGAACGTACTGGAATCGCCACGGTGGTCAATCTGGATGTCAGCTTGCACAGTATCCACTTTGCAGATGTCACAAGTCATACCCCAGCACTCAGGAAATCGCTTAGAACTCTTCTCGTTAGGATTCTTAATGCGCTTACGAAACTTGTTGATGAACTCAATCTTGATTGGGTGAACTTTCCACCCTTTTCGCAAGACTCCGCGAATCCAGTTCATGAAAGCTGCCTCAGTTTTCCACGGAGAGCCTTCACACAGCCACGGCTTACGGTCACTCATTCAACTGCCCCTTCACTTTCCGAACGATGGAGTCGTGGTATTCGTCTCCGTTCGGTGCCAGCGTTGTTATGAAACGCGCCAACTCCTCAGCAGACTTTACAGTGACTCGTTCGGACACATCCTCCAACCCGAATGATGCAAATGTTTCCACTCTTCCCTTTGTGCGGCACCTTGCAAAGAATGTTTGAACGTTACAGCCGACAGATGCCAGTGCTTGCTTCAGGTTGAGTACTTCCCCGCTTGGAGTCTTAACATGAAGGCGTCGTGGCTCATGTTGAGTGGTAAGGGCTTTCTCTACGGACCACTCAAGCTTGCCGAGCCTATCCACGAGAATCTTCTGCGGAATGCCTGTAACGCACTCCCATTCCGCGACGTTCAACGAGACGCCGCAGAACTCTACTTGCTTATTCTGGCTAGTATTGTTGGTCTGTACTTTTCGACTTGCCCATATGCAATTTGAGGGGCAGTAATCTTTTGTTGTATCCGCTCGCTCGATTTCAGTCTTAACTCCCGTCTGTTGTCCCATGTCTTTGACAAACTGCTCAAAACCTCTCGATGTTGAGTCAAACCGCCAAGCGGCACAAACTTCAATACCTTTGCCACCATAGTGTTTGAAGTCTTTCCTTTTCGGATCGTAGCACCGGCGATTCATGTCATAATAAACTTGCCAGAGTGGATGTCCTGAACAGCCGTGAGTCGTAACTCGCTCTCCTGCCATTTCTGCGGCATAACAACCGCATGATGTGGATTGCCCGTTGAGCAGGCTGTCAACCCTGATGCTCTTTGAATTACCACAGTCGCACAAGCAGTCGTAATAACGTAGCTTTTCCGAACTTCCACGCACTGTCCACCTCCCAAACTTTTCCCCTGCCACTATATGTTGTGTCATGTCTCAACTCCTAATTTATCCAACACAGCCTTTACATCAGTGGGCTTTTCCTCCCTAGTCCTCAACAACTTTGCGAGGTTGAAGTTCTCTTGAAGCATATACAGCCAGTCAATTTCAATATCCTCGCCCCTCCAGCCCTTAACAACTTTCTTACACGGGTAGAGTGTCTTGTAACCTTTTACCAGTGCTTCAAACATCTCCTTATCATTCTTGCATCCGTTGAGCAGCTTATAGCTAGACTTCTCGGCCCACTTCAAACTGGACGCACTGTTGGCAGCATAATTATCAGCCACATCGTTTGATAAGGTTTGATGGGCCAACCACATGCGCCCACGCCCTTTGACATTCCCCTTCTCATTTAACTCAAGCCATCCGAATCCTTCGTACGAACAAACATCGCCACCATTATTTGTGTTGTACAGATGTCCAGCACATTGCAAGTAGTCCTTTTCCGCCATAACAAGAATAAGCTTGTCAGCATCATTGCGGGTTTTCTTCCACTTTTGGTAGGCTGCATAGCTATCAATGCTACAAGCGTCATCAGGCTCCACTCGTTCCACAATGGTACAGTTGTGTTTCTTGACAACGTGTTCTTTAAGGGCGGCAAGGTGTACAGGGCGGGTAAGACCCTTTCTATTTCCTTTGTACTCTAGGATTGTTGCAAGATCGTGACGGAACACTTCGCCCGTACCTGAATAGCCATAGTAGTTCTTGCTTCCCAGCCGCTCACAGTAGCCCTTTACCATGTTATCAAGGATAAACATGCAATTCTCTAGTGGTTCGGGAGTTTGGATGTCCACAATCTCAAACTCCTCGGGGAGTCTCGGAGAAGTCTTTCCTGCGTTGTACTCTGAAAGCCAACCGCCTGCCTTGGCTTTATGATGTCCCCAAAATTCTGTACGAGTGTCGAAGTCGTATTCGTCTCCAGACTGCCGATGAACAGCTTTGATGCTGCGCTTCTCCCCAACAGCAGATGCTGCAAACAAAATTGGATCAAAGTCGAAAAGTAGTTTTGCCATAATCCTCCTAGTAAGAAAGCCCCACAAGCCCGAAGACTCGTAGGGCGAATAACTATCTTATGATTCTACATCAAAAAGGAGAATCTTCGAAATCGTCTTCTACAGCCACAGGCTTACTCGGAGCCTTCGGCTGTGCCACAGGAGCAACAGCTTCACCATCCACACCCGGTTGACCATTCGGATACTTGGCCTTAATCTCGTTCAAATCCTTGTCATTCTCAAGAATCTTCTGAGCGATTTCCTTAGCCTTAGCAATCAGTTCCTTTTCATCGAAACGTGCCTGCACAGCTTCTTGCATCTTTGAACCGGCATAGTCTTCAGCCAGAACGATCTTACGAACATCAGCAATTCGCAGCAGGTCAAACTTAGCAACGCCACCAAGTTCCTCTTTCACGTCGAGCAGGTCTTCATCATCGAAATTGACCGACACAGCACCTACAAGCGCAGCGGGGGGATTCATACCCTTCATCAGCGGCACTGGACTTTTGAGCTTGGTGTTGACAAACGTGTTGCCGTCCTTCTCAGTTTTCTTGACTTCCACGTTGTACATGAAAGGCTTGCCCAGCAGCAGTTCAATGTTGTTGTGATTAGGATTCTTGTAATCCGCCTTCAACATTACATCCGACACTTTCGTGCCATCTTCCATCTTCACAACAGCAGCCACTTTAGCCCACACACTGCTGCCCGGAACAGACCACGGCTTGCCTTTGATATAATTGCCATCAGGATCACGAGGTGCAACAGTTGTGAAATTAACACCTTCGCTCATACCCCGGCTAACCGGATGGATGGGCAGACGAATATTCTTCACGCCAATGTCATCACCATAGTCGTGATTCTGATTCAGCAAGTCAGCATACACCGCAACACGTTGCTCAAGGTCTTTGCCAGCTTTAGGCCAAATGATTTTATCTTCACCAGTTGCTTTGTCTTGCTCGCGCTTACCGGCATTATCCTTGGCAAACTTAGGCTGTTTCTTGTGTTGACCGAGATTGACAATCAGGCCAATCTGCACTGCATCCAGACCTTCTTCCGGTACAATCGGAACATACTCTTTACGTTCAGTGTTTTCCGAAGTGTTTGCTTTGCTGCCAGTTGGTTTGAAACCCATGTTTAATTTCCTTTAAAGTTAAATATTGTGTGCGAACACACTCTTATGTGCTAGAGCCAGCACAGGCTTTGCTTCTTGAGAACGCAGGAACCACGTACAAATCTTACACACAGATGTGGATAATATATCCAACAGACAGAACAATCGTAGACAGAATGAACGACGCTGCAACATATTCTCCAACACTGTCCAAATCTTTGAACTCGACACTCGGCAGGCCAACAAAGCGAGCCAGCAGCGTAAGGCCCATCACAACAGCAATCCCAACTGGAGGTGCGCCAAACACTACTACAACAAACCACGCCCACAGCATCGTCAGAACCCAAGCCTTATACACACTAGAGCCAAGGATCAGCAGTGCTTGACCTACCGCAGTTGTCAGCGACTCATCTTTAGTTTTCTTCAACATATTAGTGTTCATACATCCACCCTTCTTTAAGAATTTTCCAAAGTTCTGACTCTACATCTTCGATAGCCTTATCGTCAAACAAGTTAATGACATCAAACTCATCAATAAGGATAGAGTCAATTTCAATCTCCCCGTCAAAGCCGGGTTCGTACTCTGTCGCAGAATACGGAGGATAGTAGTAGAACACTACATCCATCGGTACGCCTTTCAGTGTGATGTTACGTGTTAGCGCGAACGAAGCGTGTTGGTAGCGCATTTAATCCTTTCTTTAATTTCGTAATAGAGTAGGATGAAGCCAATCTTGATGTGCATCCATTGGTATTTTAACTCACTCATTCTCCAACTCATCCATCTTGTCACGCAGGCCGTACAGGTTCTCTAGCTCCACATGATGATCTTCTACAAAAGTCTCATCACGAGAAATCCGCCACTGTAGGTAGGCGATGTTGCTTTCAATTTGCTCTCGTGTCAGGACGACAGGTTGCTCTACAACAGGTACGTCGTCAATAACAATTCTATCTTTGTCTTTGTCTTTCATACACCCTCCTTAGTTTCAAGATTCACATTGTACTCTTGTTCTAACAGCTTGTCAACAGAATTCTTATCATTTCTTAAGAATTCTTCTTGCGGTGATGCGAGCATTCTGTCTAGCTCACCTAGCATGTTGTTTACAGAGCGCATACTCTTCATCACGCCTTTTGCGTCCTGTGGTGCGTATCCCTTGCTATGCAGCCAGTCCATCAGCTTGTACGCCTTGGCCCGAAAGTAGTTGAAGCGTTCATCTTTCTTGTAGAGCAAGCCTTTGGGAAAATCCTCTGGCAAGCTGACGAAGTAGGGAAAGCGAATGCACACGTCCTTGCGCTTCAATGTAATGGCCTCTACTACGGCAGCGGCGAGCTTGCTGTAATCATCTGCGGAAGCAGGGTGTGTGGCTGCTCGTACAGTGCTAGAGGGCTTATGCCGGGTTGCCATTATAGCAAAACAGCCTTCACTGTATAGCCATACTCGCTTGCTTCTTCCTCGTCCCCAGTGTAATCCTCCAAACTGTAGTAGCTTTCTAGAGTGTAAATCTCCGATGGAAGCTGTGCCTTCTCAGGAGTCTGCCCGTGATCGCACATGCTATAAACTTCAAGATTGCCGTCGAATTTCTTCAGGTGTTCGATTAATTCAGAAACTTTCATTATTCCTCCGTTGTGTAATTTCTATTCGGCACATACTGCCAAGAATGTCCATTCCAAGCAACATCCCGAGCACCCTTATTCGTAAATTTGTTGCGCATTCCTGCTCCGTATGTTTGTAACGTATTCGTTGTCGAATGCTTCTTGCTCAGCGGCGTCGTAGCCTTGCTCCCATTCGTCTCCTGCACTGTCGCAATCTCCGTTAGTGTGCGGGTTGTTGGTGATGCCGCGCTGGAACGCGGCGAAGCCTTCGTAGTAGAAGGTGCTGCGGTTGTTACGGTGTTGCATTTCTGTGCTGTCCTTGTTAAGTTCCGTGACGTTCAGTGTACCCGGCCCCTTGCCGGTTAAGTTCTTCGATCATTTTAGCACGATATTCACATGCTAGGCGGAAAGCTTCGTCGTACCCGTACTTATTTACACTAAAAGACTTATTCAATCTTTTGTTCTCAAGACTGTGACACTGAGCCAGCCATCTAGGGTATGCACCATCTCTAAAGTGAACTCCGCAAACACCAGATGAGTTAGATGACATCTTTTTCATGTTTTGGGAATTATGTCTCTCTTTTATGCACCTTAGATTCAAGATGTTGTTATTGAAACCATTACCATCAATGTGATCTACAACGAACCCCTCAGGTATTTCCCCAACCTCTAAAATCCAAATAACTACGTGTGCAAGAACAAGTTTAGAGCCGTCATAGACAGCATAATAATCTTTCCCGGCGCTGCCTGTTGGGTCGCCGGCTTTAGCCCTAATCGTTGTTAGTTTACGCCCTGACCGCCAATCTGTTTTTCGTCTCAACCCTGTTGGGCTGGTGGGATCATAATAAAACAATTCCTCAAGACCTCTTAAGTCTCTATTAAAACTCTTAGTGGATGTCACTGTACCTATCTCCAAAATTAATATCGCACGCAAGCTCCCTATTAAGCTTAAGTTGATCGTTAACCTTACTCATAGCATCTGCAACAAGCTGCCGGTAGACTTCTTCCTCACCCTCTGGCACTTCGGCAATTAGCTCGTCGTGCATTTGACCAAGCAGCTTCCACCCCAATCCGCGCTGCTTTGCAAGCTTTTCGCAATGATAAAGCCACAAATCCAACGTATAAGCCCCAGTACCCTGAATCAGCGTAGAGAACCTGTCCTTATCCGAACGAAGTGAGTACCACATTTTGTTGATCGGGTTAAGCTGCCAATCCCCAAAGTCAGTCTTTTTTACAACCATCATACTAGCAATCTTAGCAATTGACCAGTTCATTTTGTGGTATGCAGCATGAAGCTTCTTAGCCACAGCCATGCTCACCTTTGCCGTCCGCGCAATCGTTGCCGCCCCGGCCCCATACTGGCACGCGTAATTTGTACTTTTGCCAACAGCGCGAACCGCATCAATACGTTCAAACTTCTTATCCCCATCTGCCGTGTGTTCGTCTTTAGGTAACGCTTTGTACTGTGAATACCAATCTGCATCAGCTTGTGTCATCAACCCTGCAATGACAGCGATAGTGTTGTGTGGGTCGAACCCTTTAGTCATCTGCGACTTGACGTACTCGGGGTCCAGTTTCCACTGGAAGTGATGCTTGAGACGGTCCTCCAACGATGATTCATCCGATCCCAGTAACTTCATTCCAGGGCGAGCCATCAGCAATCCACGAAGCTGCTCCCCGTACTTCACACGCAAGCTGGGCAGATTCACAATTTCACGATGTTGAACCCTCAGCGTATTGGTAAACCCTTGCATGCGTGCCGTAAGCTCTCCGTCAATGTGACCCCGCAAGAAACCTTTTACAACACCCAACCTGTGGTTTAGAATGCCGAGACCTGCAATGTGCTCAATGCCTGCACACTTCGGGATCAAATCTTTCACACTCTGACAAATTTCACCCCCCTTAAGGTTGATCTGAGGTATGTTCCTGTCAGGTTCACCGTTCTCACCACGAATGAACTTGAACGTAATTGGCTCCCAACCCAGTGAATCCAACCAAGATTTAATCTGCGTATGCGATGCAGGATTGCCAACCTTCCAATCCTTTACAACTTTGATATCCGCTGTGTGAGATAAATCGAAGCCTGCCTCATGTGTTACCTCCACCCATCGCTTACCGGCTTCAGAAAGCTCTCCATTCTTTTTGTATGGTTGTGCAGGACGCTTGCGCACAACATACTCTGGCACCTTTGGCATCACTTGCCGCAGGGCTTCTGTCTTCTCATCAATAGCCTTCTCAAGCTCTATCTGAAGTGCAATTGCACCCTCCACATCGAGCTTCCAACGATTCTGCTGTTGTTGGCGGAACTCCTCCATCTTCTGCATCAGATACGCAATAATCTTCTTGTGTGCATCGGGTTCCGTGCCGTACAACACGTTCAGCTTTGCCACTTGGCGCTGCCACAACTTCTTCTGAATCTTGCAGTCTTCCTGCACACGATGGTTGTACTCTTCCTGCGTTTGGTTTTCCCAATCTTCAATAACAGGCTTCGGCACACCAAACTCTTCTCCATACTCTGCCAAACCATGTCGCATACGGCTTGGCTCAAGATACCAGCTAAGCGGTAGGCTGTCGATTAGTTTTACTTTTGAAACATCAAACCCAAGCAACCTAAGAGCTTCCATATCAAATAGGGCTCCATTATGCATTACGAGTGTGTGCCCTTCGTTCAGGAAGTCCTGCAACTCCTTGCGCTGATGCCCCTCAAAAAGAATAGTGTGGGGCGTATCAATGTCAATAGCGCAGAAGTTGTGCAGTTTAGGATTGACCTGCTTCTGCATTTGTTCCAACAATCCTGTCGTTTCAATATCTGCTGCGTAAATCCCCACACAACCTCCTTAATCAATAATATCCGCCAAGTGCTTCCCAATCTTCGTCAGCAACTCTTGCTCCATCAGCAATCTCTCCAAAACTCTTCCACTTGTAACTCCTTCATATTGTGCAGCTTCTGGAATGCGCCTTCACAACCCTCTTGTTGGTAATTGTCGTACGCCACATACTCCGGAGCACTGTAGATCGATTCATCGCCGTTCCAATAATAACGTTGACCAAACTTTTCCTCTACAACATTGCGCAGACGAGACACTTCCTCTTGGTACACTTTATAGTAGTCGTACCACTCTTGCTTGGACACAGGATGATCGCACATATACAAACCATTTACACCATAGTCGGAGTACTCTCCGCTGCTAAACATGAAATAATACATCACTCCTCCGGGTCTTTAAACATCTCTGCGAGTTGATCATAACTATACGTCACGCGATAGTCATCCCGTTGTGCAAGCTGTGCAAGTTGAAGCCACTCCGCATCCTCAGCGGCTTGCCAGATTTCGATAGCTTGCTCTCGCTTTAACTCTTTCTTAAGCGCCTTCTGTACTTTCTCTACAGCAGCAATCTTTTTCTTAAACTTGCGAATGTACGGCGTGTACAACGCTGCATGTCCTGCAAAGTCGTCTTTCTTTTCAGGGTCGTCCTCAGCATCTGCCAAAGCATTCCAACGCTTCCTCTCGGCTTTCAATTTTGCATACTCTTCATGCAGGCCAGAGATGACATTCGCCTGTACACTCAGCAGTGTTTGTAGTTGTGCAGCTCGCATATCAAAACTCCTCTACAATTCGTGATTGTTGATTGTCCCACAAATCCCTCACTTCGTCAATCCATTCTTGTGGGATGTTACGCTTCGCTTTCAATTCGTGCATAGCAGCGTCTAGAAGCGTGAGCATACGTTGGCGCTCATGTTCGCTGCGAGCGAGGGGCGGTAGAGGTGCGTACACTTTCTCTTGATGAGCGTGTGCTTCTTCACATCCTGTACACGAGAGCGGATTGCAGCCCTTACAGTAGTTTAGAGAAGGTTTCGTAGCAGGCTGCTTGAACGGTGTCGCTGGAGACACAAACCACTCAGAAGCCTTCTTCAACTCGTCGCCTACAAGAACGTACTCTTCATTCGGATGGCCTTTGAAATACTCCGTATCATCCGTCTTCATGATGATACCGTTGTCGTAAGTGAAGAATGCCTTAGCATTGTTGTACACTGCGGCATCACCGACGAATTGATAGCCAAGCTTGTGTAAGACGTTGGCAACATGTGTGCGATTGGCGAACGGATCGGATAAAGCAATTTTCATCTTCTGGTAAGTCATCTTCCCTCCTTAAGAATGTTGGGCACACATTGTAACAACTGTTGTGTGCCCATGTCAATTAGAATCGTTATAAAGAGTCAAACGCTTTAAGCCTGCCGATACAACTGGAACATTTTCCACATGCTGTCTCCCCGCCTCTATAACATGTGTAAGTTTCGTCAAAATTAACGCCGAGCGACATTCCGAGCTTAACAATATCAAGCTTACTCATATTGATAAACGGTCTCCAAAGGTGGATATTCTTACCTGAGCCTAGACGTAGAGCTTCTTCAAGAGTCTTAAGAAACATTGGGCGGCAATCTGGAAAATCTGCTGCATCGCCTGCGTGAGCACCAATTGCAACGCCCTCTGCTCCGATAGTTTCAGCTAGCGCCCATGCGCTAGTAATCATCAAAGTGTTACGACAGGGCACGATTGGACTTCCTGCCCCACCTAAAAGTTCAGAACTGTTGTTCAAAACGCTCAACAGGTTTAGTGGTAGAATCTTGTGCTCAATGCCAATCTTCGCTGCCATGCGCTTGGCATACTCCAGTTCAATTTTATGCCGTTGATCGTAATCGAACGACAATGCCACAACATCATGACCTAAAGCACGCAGATGGTGAAGAAGTACCGTACTGTCTAGTCCGCCCGAAAAAGTTGTTACAATTTTCATGAAATCACCATATTTTATTAGCCGCAAATTCCATCGTAAGGATTGCTGATATCTTCTCGGCCACAATTTTTGCACTTGATGCAGTGGAATCCATTTTTATCTGCCTTAGTCATTACCCATTTATGGTTGTTGAATGTGCAACTGCGACAGATGAACCAAAGAATTATTGCCGCTATGAAACCTGCAATTGCAAAGTTAATCATCATAGCCTCCCATTGTAAATGGCACTGTTTGCCCCATGCTCTTTAACTTCAACAGATACAAGTCGTACGCAACCTTTTTCGGTAAGCCAAACTTCCACATAATTGTAGATCATCTCGGCAAAAGACTCACAACCAACTCTGTCAACAACAACCACATCTGCAATACCACACCTGTGAAGATTTAGGATTTGGTCTTTCATCGGGTCATCTTTAGCCACCAAGAGTTTGTGATCGAAATTATCTTGCAACCATTGCTTTACCTCTTTTAAGCCCCCAAAGTCCATCACCCAGCTTTTCTCATCTAAAGAGTCTGCTTCAAACACAAGCTTGACAGCAATCGCGTACCCGTGCAAGAGATGACAATGGCTGTCTGCCTTCCACTGACGAAATGCGCAGCTAAGCCCCACTTCGTGACCATACGTTTTTGTAGACTGATACATCACTCAACACCTATAAGTTTGTGAAGTTGTAATTGTAGAGTATATCCGTGTTCCATGCAAGACCTAATACACACTGCAACATTTTTGTTGTTTTCTTCAGTGTCGTAAGAGTCTTCCGGCTGGATATAAATCTTACGGCCATCACGCACAGGTTTATACACCTTGCTAAGATTTCCTAAAACGTACTTCGGAAGCCCGTCAGTGTCAACAAACTTGTGCGACAGTACGTACTTGAAACAGTTTGCACGCTTAGCAAGCTCGCTGTTTACCTTGCTTGTCTTAGGGCTGCATACAATTAATACAGAGTCGTGCAACATGTCGGAAGGTGGTAATGTACCGTTAGTCTCTACTTGCACGATGTAGTCAAGTGCAACGAGAGTGTTACACAACACTGAGATGTTCTGGCGGAAAGGCTCTCCGCCAGTAACCACAACAATCTCTGCACTCCCTGACGCTCTTACCTTACGTACCACTTCCAACACATCTTCTTCAATTACACCACTTCCTGTGTAGGTGGTATCGCAGCCTCTGCATTGCAGATTACACCCTGCCAATCGTACAAATACTGCCCTGTGCCCGCTAAATGGCCCTTCACCCTGAATAGTGTGAAAGATTGAGTGTACGACGAGCGTGCTCCCATCAGACTTGACTGCCTTTTCGATTGGTTGCGCATTCATCGCTCAATCACTCCGTCATCTACAAGAACTTGCCGATCCCATATAGCAGCCGCCTGAAACGCCTCTACCCTAGCTGCAATCCTCTCGCTGCCCTGCCAACGCTCAACACAAGGATAAATGCCCTTCTTCATACACAGGTGTGCGTTCACGGCAGCGTTTGTACTATCTCCACTGTGAAGCGGCAGGTACTTAAACAACTTCGGATCGAGCATGCGCAGCCCATGAACTTTAACCGGCATAACACCTCTACTGTCTGTAATAGTGTCCATGAAGTCCGCCATGTAGTTCCACCATTCTTTGCTGCCATTCCTAGGCCACAAGTCAGTAGAGCCAAACGCAACTTTCTTAAACTTCTTGGCGAGATTAAAGAACCTTTCCACAGGCTCTCCCAAGTGGAAAACAGGAACGCTTACAAAATCACTCTCCCAAGAGTCGATAAGTGCATCATTTTGCTCTGCTGTACCCATGATTACGTCGGGAATGAGCGCAAAGTCAAACGCAGGATGAGTTGCCAGCGATTCCACCCAAGCTTGGTACTTAACAACGTCAATCTGCCCTCCAGTGGTCTTCCAGATAGTGAAAGCTCCGTTGTCCAAGCAGAAACTGTCGCAACACTCAAGAACTTCTGCTGTCTGTCCCGGATGTGCGAATGATATAAGAGCGTTGCGTCCGTTAAGAAATTTAAGGGCGTCATACTTAGTGCCGCCGATTGGTGTTCCGTGATACTTAATCAAACTTTGATTCCTCCATAAATTCCTTGCGTTTTTGAGAGTCGTTCTTGATGTCTCCACGCAATGCGAAAGTTTTTGTAGATGAGCCCTGCTGACAAACGCCCCTCGATTCCATACACATGTGCCTAGCTTGAACCGCGACACCGACTCCAACAGGTTTCAAATGAGCTTGTAAAGCATCAGCAATCTGGTTCGTCATACGCTCCTGAACTTGAAGCCGTCGTGCGAACATGTCTACAAGCCTCGACAACTTAGAAAGGCCAACAATTTTACCGTTTGGGATGTATGCCACAGTAGCTACCCCAAAGAATGGAGCCATATGATGCTCGCAATGGCTGTAGAATGGAATGTTCTTAACAATCACCATCTCGCCCACACCTTCCGCGCCGTCCTCAAATGTTTTCAAAATATCTGCGGGGTCTTTGTTGTATCCGCTGGCCCACTCGGACCATGCTTTTGCAACTCGACTTGGTGTCTCTTGCAAACCTTCGCGAGAAGGGTCTTCTCCAATTTCTTGAAGCAGGTTTTTAATAATGTTTTGAATACTCAAAATACCTCCGTTAAAATTCGGGCACAACCTGCTCGGTCAGCAGCACTTCCCACGTATCTTCATCAATCGAGAACTCATCAGCCACACCAAGATAGCTCCACGGACGATTCTTAAGTACTGTAGTGCGAACATTACCACGGCTTCGATCTGGAAGAATCTGTGGCTCAAGGCCGATAATGATCCAGCTAAGCTGCTCTAGGGCGGCACTGCCACGCATCATCTCCTTCGTGACCTTTACCCAAAATGGTTGATCCTCCTCACCCTTGGGTGGCTTGAAGTCTTGTGCAGCCGTGCGGTTGATGTGCGAAACAGCAAGAATGCCAACGTCGTTAGCAGCACAGAAGGCGGCAAGCTCAGTCATAACCATGTCAAGTTCCTTCCGCTCGTTGGTAATATCACTACCGCTGATAACAACGCTAAGGTGGTCAAGGATAATATACCCGCACTTCTCTACAAGATGCATGTGCTTGATCTTAGCCATAAGCTCCGTAATTGGAAGCGAGCCAAAGTGGCCTAGCATAACAACACTATCGTTCTCAACAATCTTATCGTATGCAGCTTTGATTTCCTCTCGGTTTGCACAGCTAAGAGGGGCATTCTTAAACTTGTTATAGTTCACCTTAAGTTCAGCAGCAACCATACGTTGAAGAGTCTCTTTGTTGTTCTCTTCAAGGTAAATCATACCGACCCGTTCACCAGCTTGTTGCAAACCACTGCCGATGATACTTGTCACAGTGCTTTTGCCCACACCTGAAGGTGACGTAACAAGCACAAGCTCACGTTTACGGAAGCCGTGAATCTTGTTCATCAAGCCCGGAAAGCAGTCGATATAAATGCCCTCTTCGCGAGCTTCGATAAGTTCATCAAAACTGATGTCAGAAGCCTTAACAATCTTTTCTGCACTATAGGCACGCTTCCCAAACTGTACAAGTTTACCAAGCTCATCAGATTCTCCAGCCTGAAGCATGTCGGAAGCGTCTTTGTGACCACCGGGTGTCGTAAGTGTAAAGAGTTGAATTGCTGAACCAACAAGGGCATTTCCAACAGCTTCACGAGCCTCATGACCCTTCATCACCCCCTTTTTCTTCTCTGCTGGTGTGCAATAATCGTCATCAAAGAACATCGTCAGGGATTCGTGACCCATGACAAATTCATTGTTATGCAGAAGCGCTTCTACAGCGTTTGCCGTGCCCAGTGGAATGCTCACAACAAATGGTTCAAGTCCTGCGTACTTAGTATTCTTAACGCTGTCGATGCTACTCTGATAAACGCTAAGAGCATCCCAACCGCCCTCACAGACGATCAGGTTAGTCTTCTTACGTTTTACAGACTCTGCGACATCTTGAAACAGAAGTTTGTTACCAATAGAAACACTACCTACTGCTGCCCAATGGCCCTTCTCACTCTTGTCAACTGTCCAGTCTTGGCGCATAAAACCTGTAATTTTACCCTTCTGGTTGTATGAAGGAAAATACACAGCCTCGATAGTCTTGCCATCGGACTGCGACAGGGCTGCACGTACGCCGAATTTCTCACATACTTCACGGCGGATGCCCCTCGCCGGAATGTCCACAAACGGGTACTCAAGCACATCTTGTACTTTCTCTTTCGGTACGAATTCAGTCATTTCCTTGTAATCCTTAATTTTTCGTTCATACCCCATCACACCTCCTTGTACTTATTTCCACAAGAGATATGTCTTTCTTTTTGCACAGCAACAACATCCATATTGCTGTACCTGAAAGTTATCATCTTAAGTTTTTTGTCAAGTTCTGCCATTTCTTGGAAACCAAGAAAAAGGTATAACGGGTCTCGTCCCGTCTCAACAATGTACCCGATTCGCTGCTGTTCGATCCTTTCGATAATGTTCATAGCGCCCCTAATTAATCTTACTAATAAACTCGTTAGCGAAGCCATCAATCTCACTCATAAGAGCCTCGCCATCAAACTGCAACTCCCCGTCCACATCCTCGTAGACGTAGTGCTCACGATTGTCGTAGAGACGCTGCTTTAACTCATTGAACACTTCTTTCATACAACCTCCTTACGCCCGTTAGTCAGCGTAACAAATCGCTTTTCCTCTGGAAGATATTCGTTCCAAGTCTTGCTCCACGGGCCACGGAAACTGATCGCCCAAGTTTTGTCTGCCATGCCGTGCACTTTGTGCATCCTATCCCGGCTTGTGAAGAATGGCTTGAACGACGGCTTAATAAAGTTCCCATCATAACAGTTTTCAGACAAGCGTACATCTTCAAACAGCAACCCTTTAATCACCCAACTCCAAGCATTGAATGCGTGGTTGTGGTAGGCTTCTCGGCTACCTTTGTCGAAGCACAGCAGGACGATACTACCGAATCGCTTAGTCTCAAAGAGCCAGTAGCCTGTAACATTGGATTCTTGTCCACCATCTTTACTCTTGAAGAACCATTTCATACAACCTCCTCAATCTCGCTAGAATGCAAAATCTGCCAAGTACCTTCGTCATCGACGTACCATGCGTACTCGACAGAGCCATAAGAGTACCCAAGCTTAACAATCGTACCAAGCTTATACAAGTGATCGTCGTGCTCTGCTACGACTTTGTAGGGTTTCATGAATACTCATTTTCCAGTGTTGACAATACCTTTGAAGTCTCGCGGAATTACAATGGTCTGCACCTTACCTGCTTTAATCGCTTCTGCAATAATCAAATCAGCCTGTGCATTCATGTATTCACGTGCTCCAGCATTCGCATTCAAGGCTGCAATACGCTCTGCCTCTTTCTTAGCCGTCTGCACTTCCACTTCTTTTGCAGCGTATTCGCTCTTTGCCTTAACAAGATTATCCGCAGCAGCTTTGACAGCAGCAGATGGTGCAATACTCTTTACCTGAACTTGTGTCACCAGAATGGAGCCGTCCAACTTTTCTTCGTGTAGAGTTGCTTTGACTTGCGCAAGAATTTCCTGCTCAATGTCTTGGCGCGCATCGTTCATCTTCATAGCCTCATACTTGCGAGTGACTTTAAACACAGCATTGCGCACAGTGGTTTGCAGGTAGGTGTACATCAGCTCCACTTCACCTTGCTCATTCACGAAGTGAAAGCTTCGATTCTTGTTCTTGTACAGATCGCTTACGCTTGCAGGGTTGATGCTGTACACTACTGTGACATCGAAATCAGACATTGTGGAATTGTCTGCGGCGAGTGGGGTCATATCTTTAACATCCACCGACAGTTCTTTGATTGGGAAGTCAATCATCGAGCCAACAATCGTCTGATTGAACGTACCTGCTTGGCGCTCACTGTCCTCAATCGTCTTGTCGAAATTTACCCGTAGACCAACCTTGCCAGTGTCAACGACATGACAACCTGCCAGAGCAAATGCAAGTACAGCAAAACCGATAATCTTTTTCATCTCTTTCTCCTTAATTAAAGTTTCTTCCATTCTTTGCGAATAACCTTGGCAATTTCAGTGAAGGATTTACCCTCTAAATCGTTCATGCTCATTAGGTTGAGGTTATAAGTGATGTACCCCTCATCGCTGTTCATACCTGCCCACTCTTGTACTTCAGGAGGCAGTGCAGACCTCGCTCCGAGGTACACCGACTTGTGCTTCTGCGTATCTGCAATCTCAGGGTGCTCTTGTGCGTGCAGGTTGCACAATACAGCCAAACAACAGAATTTGTCCCCTTTGCGGAGACGCCCTTTACCTTGCTTGTACTCGCCGCTATCTAATGCAGCAGCCCATTTACGTGCAATCGATCTTTTCATGTTTTCTCCACAGTTGAAACGAAAGAGGGCTTTCGCCCCCTCGTCCTACTTAAGCGATGCCACTACCTTCGCTTTTCTTCGATTTACGACGAGCCAGCTTCGTCACACCAACCAGACTCACCAGACCGAAGCCCAAGCCAGCCATTGCCAGCGAACCCGAATCATCCTCTCCCTGAGGAATAGACACTTTGCCAGCCAGAGCGTGCGCCGAGACAGACACAGCGCAGCAATTGAGAGTACCTACGCTTGCAGCGACATCTGGCGACGAAACCTCCGACGAATCGACACTTGGTGCGCTTACTTCGCTGCCGTTGATGTATGGCGAGCTAACATCTTGCGCGACAGCGGAAGCGGATACGTGTTGAGCGAATGCAGAGCCTGCCAGCATGGACAGGAACATAACGGCGATAACATTTTTCATGGTGTTGCCTTTCTTAGTTGTTGTTAAATGTGTGCTTTGTAGGGCACAGAAGAAGTATGGCAGAGCTTGAAGGTCTTGTCAAGCAGAAATCACCAAACTTCTGTACGAGTCACAATCCCGTTAAAGTCGTAGAAGCCTGCTGGTTCAGGTGAAGGCTTCTCTTTATAACGAATCCGCGATGCGATAAGCTTTTTGTCTTGGTCGCTGACGTACTCAGAACAAAATACGTGAGTGAACTGACAGCCTGCCACGTTGGGCCACGCTTCGGAGCCAGCGTCGTAAAATTTTACAACACCGCCACTCTCGCTCACATATTGGAGCGTAGTGTGTTTGAAGAGGCCACGACGAACAGGTTCAATACACTGAGCCTTCTGCCGCACACGAATGTCGAACACTGCTACTCGTGCTGTAGGGTCGTTGTCCGCAATTTGTATGGCTTTTTCGGACACTTGTTCAAAGGTTTTCATTTAGGCACCTTGTAATTCTCGCCAGGAATAAGCTTCCTATTCATGATCCAACCACAAAACTGAGCACTCCACAGCTTTCCGTCACGGTCTGCATGACTGATGCCCGGTTCCCAAGACTCAGCAAAACCGGGATGATTGACCGCCATTTGGTATCCGTTCGGCTCCTCACCACAAGGCTTCATAGGAGTTGCCTGATGCTGCATAGCACTGGCATGCTTCCTATCGTCACCAACAAGCTTATCATACACTCGCAAGCATTGCTCAAGGCCATAGTCTACCGCACGGAAGCTGACCGCACCTGTACGGGCAGAGGACACTTTGATAGCCTCTTCCGTGTTTAGAATGATAAGATCGCCTTCTTGCCCCTCTGTGTCAGCAACGAAAAACATTTGTTTGCCCGCGTCATCTCGCATCTCCTCCACATACGGTAAGTGCCACTCTCCCGGTTGTAGCAGTTGCGGAACACTCTGCTCATGGGCGCGGTACATAGCATTGGCTGCATCTTCGAGGGTTGGGTCAGCGTCGCTGTGATTCCTCAGCCAATACCAATTTTGCCACTCTGTTGCACTCATCACTCCCTTGATTACTTGATACGCCTCCGTTGGACGATTGAAAATTTGCTTGGCATAGCCCGCTTCATAGTACCCCTTGGCGAACTCGCTTGCACTATTCTTAGCCATCTCCCACCACTCTTCTGGTGTGTACATACCCTTGATAAGTGCAGCATGTGGGCCGGCATCAATCATACCCTTGTTCGCCTTACCGAAACGTACTGGCTTAGCTGTAAGTTGCAGTTGCATTTTCTCGAAGGGGATAGCCCTAGAGCTTGCAGCATTCCGGCAGATCATAGAGTGGGTTAATATTTCCGCCCACACAATACGAGGTACTTCAATTTCAAACGTGGTGAGTCGGTTTCCTTGCGGACTCACGCTGTCCTTAAGAACCCTAATGACGCTTTCTTTACCTTTTACTTCAATCATCGCCCCTCCTCAATCTTCTTAGAAATATTCTCCAGAGCAGCTTGCTCATCTGCTGAAAACAACACAGCACTCCGATAGCTGTTCAGCCAGTCTACAAAGTCTGTTCCTTCGCAATCACCGACGTGCTCCATGTATTTCAGCAGAAGTGTTTTATAGTTTATCATCCTTATTTCTCCTGAATCACCACTTCATGCGTTTTCGCACACTCGCTACAAATCACCTTCCAATCTCCTAAACGCAAACCATGTTCAGGATATTCTTGGAAGTCGTAATCGAGATTGCTGTCGTAGAATGTCTTGCAATCGCAAATATCGCACAAGCGGTAGTCTGCTGCTGCCATTATTCGTCACCTTTCCAAGCCCAATAGTCAGTGCTCGCGTCATCCCAACCGCACCAGTTATCAACACCATGGTTTCGCAGAAAAGCAAGCAGAGCGCTATCGTCTTGCAGTTGGTCATATTCCTTCTTGCTAATCGTCACGTTTTCTTCAGTCATCGCATCAATCCTTCCAGTCGAAAATAGGTTTCAGTCAAATCGATAATCTCATAATTCTCATTCTCTTCAATATAGAACCTCATATGAAGCTTGAAAGCATTCTTCAAAGCGCCTGTTGAGCACCAAGCCACTTTGGCATTGAAGGAGACGAATTCGTTTGTCGGCTTGTGTAGAATTGCAAAGATTTTTGTCATCACCACACCTTCACAGCATACACCACACGTGGCTCAACATCCTTGAAAATAGCACACCAACGCCCGTATGCATCCATAACATTACTAACCAGTGCATCTGGTTGCTCTCCACCCACTTCAAATCCAACAAACCAATCTTGTCCATTGTTGCAATTCAGGCACACAATATGCATGCCCAAATGTTGACCACCTTCCGACATATCCGTGATCTGCTCGCTAGTAAGCCAAGTGTGCTCCGACAAGAAGTCTTCGACGCGCCACTCTGAATCCATCCTGCGACCGATGCCAACGAATGGTTCGTATTCAGTGCTCATTATATCCCCTTAGTTATCTCTACAAAATCTATGATGATCCACCACCCTATCGCAACGAAGTCTACGTGCCCACTCTGGCTGTATATCCTTGCGGAAGTAGTACGTGTATTCGCTGCTCAGTACGTGCATAGTAGATGAGTCTTCCCATTTGGTCAAGAACTTTTTATCATATCTTACGTGACTCAAGCGCATCCCTCGTCGGTAACTGGAAAATTGCCCTTTACGCTTAACAATCTTACACGTTCCTACTCCACTACGTCGTGAACGATTTCGAATTACTTGTCGTACTGCCGCAACACCTCTTGTGCTTTCTCCGCGTGCTTCCAGCCAAGTGATAGATTTCTCACAAGTGTTGTCCTCTGCCTTAGCCTGTGCCCCGCTTGCCAACATCATCGCAAGGAAGAGGGCGCCTGCTGTGCTCAAATGTCGTCCTCATCTCGCCACCCCAAGAAGATAGGAAAGCGATAAGAGTCCTTCATACCCACTGCAAAGTATTTGAACTTAGCAAGTTTACCAAGGTACTTTCCCTTGTTAGCCCACACTTCTTCGCGTCCAGCATCATCGAATCCGCTACCCATTGTGAAGCGAATACCGTCACACTCGCACACAAGAGCACCTAACGTCCCTGCACCGACCATGCCTTCTTGTGCCTGACTGCGCTGCGTCCGTCCTAGCTCATTGGTCTTGGCTTCGTTAGTATTGGTCATCTTCTCTTCGAAGCCGATCACAACAGCTTCTGCATCGGAGAAACGCTTGATCTTGCCAATGATGCCCTCTTTGGCTGTGGAGCGGCCTTGTTTGTAGTATCCGTCAAGGCGTCGTACCATTACACCCTCATAACCGTTGTGTAGCACACAGTCTTCAAACAACTGGAGCGCTTCTTCACTGTGAATGCGGGACTGTGGTAGGATGTGAACTTGAGTACTGCTTGCATGACTGACAATCTCTTCCGCCTTGGAGTAGCGGATTGCATAAATGTCATCAGAAAACACATAGTCAAACACAGCAAGGCGCAGTTCGTACTTACTGAATTCAGGCTTCAAATCCGTTGCCATAACAGTTTGTGTTGTTACGTTGAATACGTTAGGCGCGTTCCACGGGCCATACAGAATTTCACCGTCAAGGCCGTTGTACTCAGGTTTGCCGAACAATTCTTGTACAGCTTTACTGCGGATTGGCTTCATAGACCGTGAATACACTACGCCATCGATGATGACAACACGGATTCCGTCTAGTTTGACGCTGGCATACAGCGGGTACTTCAACGTAGAAGTGTCTTCGCAAGTAAATGCGAGCATTGGTTTAAAATTCATCGGTCATCTCTATTGTAAGGTTTTTGCAAGTTGTGCGAAAGCTCATCCTTTGCACGCTGGCTCTCAGATCGCCAGTCTTCGTATTGATTGTCAAGCCATTTCAACATGCCTTCGAAACGCTCGCTAGAGAACTTCTTGTACTCTTCTTCGCAAGGTACATCGACACTGTTTGTACGGCTGGCAATGTCGAGAACATCTTTGAAGCTGAAGTATCTCGACCAACAATAATCCATTAATTCAATCTTAGTCATACACCCTCCTTTGTCAAAATATTCGATCATAGTAGACCACGTGCAAGCATCTGTCAACAACAATTTTAGGCTAAGCGAGCTAACATTCTTACGAAGGCTCTTGACATGCCCTCTACAGCGTGCTATCCTACGTACTCACAACAATTTTAGGAGGGTGTATGAAAAATGAGCAAACGCAGTTTCCACTCAAAGTGAAGTGCATTAATGATGAGTGTTCTTCGCTTCAGTTTGGGGAAATTTACATTGCAGTAACTGAGTACTATGGCTCAGATTACGTACTGGAAGGAGAGCGCGGAACTTGGGCTAAATCTCGATTTGAAATTGTTCCTGACGAAGCCCCTGTTGCAGAAAAAGAAGTGAAAGAGGAATACACAGGAGCATCTGTCAGCTACTATAGTGTCCCTGTGGACATCCCAACCGATCCTAACAAGAAGCCCTACATCGCAGAGTGCAATGACATCATCGAGGCTCTTGGCATGAACTACGCAGAAGGCAATGCATTTAAGGCCATCTGGCGCTCTTGTGCAGCACGCAAGTTTGGTGTTGCTAAGAAGGGATACGATAACGGCCTATATGACGCGGAGAAGGTGGTATTTTTTGGTGAGAGAATGGTTGCTATGGCGAAGAAATGATTTCTAAATTGTACAAAAAGTCATAACCAGAAATTGGGTGCTGTTTGGGAATACATGCGCCCTTGGGACCAACGAGGCATATCCTCCGCTCTGCCACTTCTTGGTATCGGAGACGCCCTTCTCAAAATTCTTCCTCTGAAAATCACGTTTTAGCAAACGTACCCCTCTTCTATACATCCCCCTCTCAACAGGCAAAGCTTCGCCATCAGCCCAGCTAAGGCCGCCTTTACATTTCTCCAGACGATAGAAGCCCCTACCCACGCTATACAGTGTGGCAGCAACTCCAGTTGCAATGTCTCAGGGCAAAGCACTCCCTTTCCCTCATCTAAGAGGGATGTTCTCTATATGTCATACTACGCCAATTGGTAGGTGCGCACAGGCGCTTAGCTGGTGTACAGCCTAGTAGTTCTGATAGGGGGATTCCTTTCAAGAGAAGGAGAGATAAGAATCACAGCATGATTGCTGTGGGAATGTGTTCAAGATAGACCTTACGAGTCCGCTTAGCAAGTGATTATTGAGTGAGAATTGAAATTTTTGTCAGACTTGTCTTACGAAGGTTTCCTGTTGTCCACAGAACAACTGTTTATGCATACAGCGTTGGACGTTAGAATCTATCGCTTATCATTACTCATGGCAATACACAAGGAAAAAGTGAAGATTTTTACGTCAACCTATTGACTGTGTGTGGGTTAAGCCCTATAGTTCAACTCATCGACGCAGCAGAGACAACAGTTAAAGCGGCGACAACACTAACTAGGCTGGCATACACAGAGAAGTCAGCAAACCAAACTTACACACTATATAGGAGCTTAAAATGACGAAATCCGTGGTTATCCGCCTTGCCCCCATCACTTCGGTCCCAATGATTGTGGATGCCCAGTCTTTGAACAACGGAAGGCTGACCGCGATCATGGACGATGGTAACGAGCATGAGATTGGCGTTGATTTTTTCCGAGCTTCATACCCTGTCGATCCAACCATCGCACATAAAATTGTGCAAGAGTACGCTAAACAGAAGGGTATTGCACCTACGGAATTCTTGGTGCGAAGCCGTCTCCCGAAGACTAACGTTAAGCCACGCAAAACCAACGACAGCGAAGCAACCAGCCTGCAACTTGTGAAGAGTGACAAAGCTGAACAGCCTAAAGAGGAATCGAAGCATGACAACTTGACTGCTATGGCTCAGGCTCTCCAAGATGCGCACAACAAGCGCAAGGATGACGTGAAGCCGGAGGAACAGAAAGCCTCCGCAGACAAGCCGGAAGGCGCTATTGTGAAGCGTTCGCAGGGTGAAAAGAAGCGAGCGTATCAGAAGAAGGACAAAGAGCGTTCAGCACGCTCACGCGCTGCATACGAACGCTATGTTAAGGAGATCGCACAAAAAATTGAAGAATCTCCGACAGCTATGCAAGCAGCTGTGCCGGGTCCAGGCGTGACGACTGAGCAAGTGAGCGATGCCGAACTTCAGTTTGCTCTGAAGTTGGTAAAGCTTCTCAAAGGCGTCATGTAACTGCACAATTTCCTCGTGAGGCAGCTAGGCCACTCTTCGGGGTGGCCTTTTTGTTTGTGCTCAATTTTCCCCTTGCACTCTTATCCTTCTTACGCTAAGATGATCCTGTCTTAACAAACATACGAGTGGAAGATGAAACTGACTCCCGCAACGCTTAAAAAGTTCAACGAAGCCCCTATCAAAGTCAGCTTGTGGAATGGCAACTTCAACAAGGCTGTGGTAGAAGTGGTAAACAATAAAATCAAGTATGTGCTTGAAGTGGAGGACACGCACCCAATCCTTAAGCAGTTCTCTTGTGTCAAAGAAGAGAAAGTGTCTCTGTGGGTGTGGGGAACAACGCACACTGGATTTCTGGACAATGCGCCACTTGAGGAACTTTCATCAGTGTTACAAAAGATGAGGGAAGCTGTAAAAATGACGGATGAGTATGCATCTGAGGTTTATGCGAACAACCTTGCATCCTTGACAGAGTTTTACAAAGACTTCTACCCTAATTATTAACAAGGAACCAAAATGACAATCAACATTGACAAGCTCACCGCTGACATCATGAACATCCCTTGCAAGCGCTCTGACGAATCTTTCCGCGATGTGGATAGCAGGCTGCTTTACAAGGAAGGGCATAGGGATGCTAGGCATGCGGCTGTTGATGTTTTGCTGGAGTGGTTTAAGCAAGCTGCAATCGTGAGCGCGCCGCGTTGGCACGAAGCTGTTCGCCGCTCCAGCGCAATTAGGCGATGCGCAGACGCAAGGGGAGAATAAATAGGTTCAATAACTGATTGACAACAAGCATCACATATCCCATACTGTGCTCACCATAACAAGCATAAAGAGGGGATGTGATGTCGGAAATGTCTAGGGACGAAATTACAATTCTAAGCGCTACGGATAAAGAAGTGTACGCTTACATCAAAGCCACATCTATCGACAACGATTGGCCCTTAGAATTGTACTATAATTCTGTTACGTTCATGTTCGATGCATGGTGGACATTGCCGACAGAGATGGGGTCGGGATATGTTCAAGCAGCCCGCTACACAAGGGCACAACCGGAGGAATGAGGGTGTTATGAGGGACGAACTTGGAAGCACTAACAAAGATGCTCCCTTCATCGAAGGCGACTGGATTGAAATGTTTGACGAACGCTACTTAGTGCTCAAGAACTACGGCAATCGCGGAAGGGTGAGACTGATAAACACCCAAATGATTATTGATCCGTTTTATTGGAGCTTTCAAGGCATGGAAGCCCGACGAGTTAAAAGGAATGTGACATGAGCTATACAATTGAGGATGTTATTAATTTTCGTCCGCACATTGTTTTGGAGGGAGTGGAAGATTCTCTATTTGACATATTAATTAAGCACTACATCTCTGAAGGTGTAGAAGAGCTAGGTGCAAAAAGACTCGCAAGGGCATATATAAATCTTTTGTTAAAACATTTGGAGGAACGATGCTAACAGTAAAACACACAGCATACACATTAGTCACGTTGTTTGTGTACGCTTTTGGTATGCTATTGTTGAATCAAGCCCAGCAACTTAACGATCTTGCAAAGACACTTGCCATTGGCATCATTGCATTCGCTGCATATTTGTCATACGAGTTGATGACTACAAAGGATTATAAGCTGTCACCAATGCTTTTCTTTGGTGCTGCTGTCTTTACAATGATTGGTGTGATGTGCTTGTACAACTGAGAGGATGATATGAAGAAAGCATTTATTTCAATTGGGCTGGCGTTTGTAAGTTTTGTTATGTTCTGTGATTTTGCCAACTATGAACATCACTTGAAAGAAAAACGCGCGGAAATTTTGGCGGGAACGAATGTGGAAACGCAAAGGTGATGTGTGCGTATGCACAGAAAGAAATGGTTTTGGAATTTGGTAGGGAATGAGGTGGGAAAATTGGCTGTCACACGAGAATCCACTACCCTTTGGGACCAACGAGCCCCATTCTACATTTTGGGAAAGTCTCATGAGCCAGCCTTCGGGTTGGCTTTTTCATTTGCTGAAAACACGTTTTGAGAATGCGGGGAGGGGAGGGATTTCTGGATTGCTTATCGTGATAACGAATGTCGTGATAGCGATTCCCACAGTGGGGAATATTGGCGCATGGGTGCTGCCTGTCTTAGCTGTTCGTCACGCTCTAGAACTGAGTCTATATAGAGCGCACTAAACGCCCTAAATCTCTCTGACTTCGCTTTCTTTGCACATTTGTGCTTGACACGCTTTGGCAACTGGCGCATACTTCATTCATCGGTTGAGCCTAAGCGAAACCAAATCAACACAGCGCACAGGGCGCTTAACAAGGGAGAACAAAATG